TCACTGCGCATGGTCACGGACGCTATAACGCACCACGCCCCAGACCACCAGCTCATCACCCTCCATCACGTACCGCGGCGGATAGGCTTTATTCTCCGACTTGAGGATTACCAACCCGTCTCTTCGATGCAGACGCTTGCACATCGGCTCGCTGTTGATGGCAGCAATCACGATGTCGTCGTGCTCTGCCTCTCGCCCGCGATCCACAATCACCAGGTCGCCAGAATAGATGCCGGCGCCCTGCATGCTGTCCCCCTCCACTTTCACCAGATACACATGGGGTGCGCGGATGTCGAATAGCTCATCAAGGGACAAATGCCCCTCCAGGTGATCCGCTGCAGGCGACGGAAAACCGGCAGGGACGTGGAAAGAGTACAGCGGTAGAGGTTCAGATCCGCCTAGCGGCGTACCCAGGATTGTGACGGTCATGAGAAAGGGTCCAATGCAAACTGTATGCATATACAGTAAATCCGGCATTGGGCAGCCGGTCAATCCTGGTCAATGGAATTTCTGACGGACGAGAGGTGGAAAATGTGCGGACGCTACTCACTCTATGAGTCGATGGATCACTACCTGAAGCAGCTAGCATTGGACCTGGTGGTGATCAACGGGTACGACCATGAGCCGATCAATCGCTACAACATCGCGCCGTCGACCCGCGTCGAGGTGATTCGCCAGGTGGAGGAAGGCCTGACCATAGACCGGGTCAGGTGGGGATGGTCGCCCTTTTGGGCGAAAGGCAAGCGCCCAGACCCGATCAATGCCCGGGCCGAGACGGTGGTGACAGGACGGTTTTTCAAAGGGCTGTGGCCCCAAGGTCGGGCCCTGGCGCCTGCGAATGGCTGGTTTGAGTGGGTGCCTGACGCGGAAAACCCGAAGCAGAAACAGCCTTACTACATCACCAGCGCCGACGGCGCCCCGCTCTACTTCGCCGCGCTGGCCGAGGTGCACCAGGGAATTGAAGCCGATGAGAGAGACGGGTTCGTTATCATCACAGCAGCTGCAGACCAGGGGCTGATTGACGTCCACGATCGCAAACCCCTGGTGCTCACCGCTGAAAGGGCCAGGGAGTGGCTGGACCCGGCTACCTCGCCGGACCGCGCTGCGGAGATCGTAGAGTCAGGGTGCAGGCCAGCGGAGGATTTCCGCTGGTTTGCTGTTAGCAAAGCTGTGGGGAGCGTCAAAAATCAAGGCGCTCATCTGATCGAACCGCTCAATGACGCTCATCAGCAGGGCGACCTAGAGCTTTGAGCTGGTAGTCAGTCACGGCCTGGAATTGAGCCTCAGCGATCAAACGAAGCCGCTCCACTTCAAGAGGCGGCTCACCGGCTGACTGTGCCTCATGGAATCTCCGGAGAGCATCCACGGCATCCGTATACATTGGGTGGTCAGGATACAGGATCGGAGCTTTCGACTTCACGCGAGATCCTCCTGCTAGGCGTCAGTGCACCGTTGAAGGTGCCCGGCCCTGCTCAATCAATTGGAAATCTAAGACAGCTTCGAATAGGGAATCGGCAAGCAATCGACGCTGTCGGACTTCCTCGCTTGGCAAACCGGCATCCTCAGCCTCCTGGTACCGGCGAGTGGCATCAATGGCTTGTCGGATCAAGGACTCACCTGCCTTGATCGTGCCTATGAAGCTGCGTTTGGTCATCAATCCACCTCAGACACATTCCATTTCGCGCTAATGATGCCATCCAAAATGGATAAACGCCTGGGAATACTAATCGGGTTTCGGAGGATTCTCGTCCTCGTATGTGAGATCAACTACTAGCTTTACCGCCTCTTCATCGTCCTCCAGCAACTGGACGTCCCCCTCGTTATCTTCCACCTCATAGAGCTCGTCGAGGTCTTCCCGCTTATACCATTCTGGAATGTCTTCCCCGCGATACGTCCGTAATTTTACAACCATCTTCAATCCCTCCGTGCGTATCAAGGTGACATGGACGAGTCGGGCAGAGTTCAGCCGGATGATGCAGCGCCCCGGTAGGCGAACATTAGCGACAAGCGCCCGCTGCAGCCTCGAGTAAGCGCTCGTAGCCAATACGTTGCCGGCGCTCTGCCAGGAGGGCCCGCACCTTTACTTCCAGGCTGTCGCTCTGTCGCAGGCTCGCGGCGGCCCAAGGTGGTACGGCTACATCGGGAGTTCGGCAAGGAACCTGCACCGGCACCTCCACGCGCACTGTGCGGATCTCCGGCTCGACCCTACCTGCACAGCCGGCAAGCAGGAGGAACCCGGCGAGCACCCCCATCCCATGCAGGGATTGCCTTGCAATGGTCATAGGCCAAGCTCCTTGTCGATGATCGAGGTCGCCGCCTGGCACTGGTCGCCACCGGTGCGCTCCTGCTGCAAGCGGTTGGCGGCCTGGAAGTCGGCCTGGGCCCTGTCCTTCGCGGCGTCCACGGCCTGCTGGGCCTCGGCCTGGCGATGCTGGCTGGCTAACTGCAGGTCGCCAAGCGCCTTGCCCTGTTCAGTGGTCAGCGCAACCAGGTTGTCTCGGGCCGCCTGGCAAGCACCGGCCTCCCCGGCCATCTCCGCGACATCGGCGCGAGCGTCTTGTAGCTGCCCGTGCTGCCACCAGATAACGCCGGCAGCGGTCATGGCCAGTACGAGCCAGGGCGGTATGGCCTTGATTGCGGCGAGCGCGGCGTTCATGCCAGGGCCCGCCGCACGCCCTCGTCGATCACCTCGGCCTTGTAGGGGTTTCCACCGTTCTCGTGCACGATGATGCCCACCACCAACTCGCGCAGGGTCTGCGGCTTGGAGATGTCGATAGAGTCGCGCACGCCGACACCTAGGCGCTTGGCGATGGCCTGGGCGTAGGCATTGGTGTCGTTCTCGCTTGCAGGCGCCCAGCGGCTGATGAATTCGAGCGGGGTATCGATACCAGGCCGGCCCACCCCAGGCATGCCCTCCTTGCCCCGATAGTTGAGCAGTAGCTTGCCCAAAGCCCGTATGCCGTTCTCCGGTTGGTCGAAGCGGGCAAAGCGCGGCTTGGCCACCCCCACTTCCAGGCCGAGCTGGCCCTGCCAGGCGTTGCGGGGGTTGAAATCGATGTTGCCCGGGTTGTTATTGCGGATACCGCGAGATGTGGACATGGTTTTCTCCAGGCGAAAAAAAGCCCGCATTAGGCGGGCCACATAAAAGACGCGTTATGATCTGGTCATCTCACTGGAGGTGACCTGATGAAACAACTATGGATGGGAATGACACTGGCATTAGTGCTGGGCGGATGCGGTACCGTGCGTACGGTGTCCGACGAGTCAAAAGCCGTCGACGATCTGGCGAAATGGCAGACCGATTGTCAGACGATTCCCCGGGCGTATAGCGGCGTTGCTTATCAATTTTGCAATTTGAACGGGCCTCCGCGAACAGGCCCGCATTGGGCTACATTCCCGATCCTGCTTGACATGGCAGCGTCGGGAATTGCCGATACTGTCGTTCTTCCTTACACCGGATATCAGCAGTACAAACAAGGCAACGTGCCAATTCGTAGGCTGGAGTACTGATACCACAGCTCGGGTCACGGTTATCTCGGCCTGTCTAGATCAGGCGGGCGAGGATTCCGGCTCTGCGGCTGCAGGCTCCTTCGCAGTGATCGATACCTTGGCGCTGTAGTCCTTCAGCACTTGGGCAACGCACACCTGGGCAGTCGGAAATTGGTTAAGGATTTCACGGGCGCGGACGTCCGCCTCCTCCTGGGTGGCATAGCGGGTTTTGTTGGCCGGGTCGTAGTCGTTGGCCAGATTGATTGTGACATAGGGCATAGGTATTTCCTCTTGGTTATCTAAATGGAAATGGATAATCGGTAGCGCGAATTACAAGCGCTTGTGGTTGGCGATCGGTTGGAATGTCAAACCATGCAGTACTCGACCCTCCTGAATAAACAGCAGTGGTCGCGACGGATGGGCTAAAGAAAAAGCGGACGCCTCCGCTGGCTCCTCCACACCCTTCGCTCGCGCCAACCTGCGTCACGCCAAGGTAAGTACCCTGGGTCAGGCCGCACATCCTTGAAAACGTCAAACAGGCCGCCAGCTCTCCCGCTACAACAGGAACAAATACGGCTCCTTTTGGGTATATATAGTCATCAGCAGACCACTCCCGGCCTGCCTGCTCGTTTTGACTTCCTGCATATATCGTCCAGCGGGTATCTGTGTTCGGGGAAACAGGAGGATTAATTGCGGGCGGATCGACTGCGGCAATGATGTTGAGTGGTGGCATACCTGTCGTGAAACTGATTCGGCCGGTGGCGTCATAACATTCCATACCAGATTTTTCGCCAACATCACGCATCAAATCAAATATGAAGGCTTTCGTATTGGGCGTGCATCCTTGGAAATAAAGCGTCCTGACGTTACCGCTGATCGCCTCCCCGCAGGGCTTACCATCACCCACCAAGAAAACTATCGGAGAAATCGCTCCACTGACTGTTATCCCGCAAATAGGATCGCGTAGGTCGATGTACTGCCAGTTTGCTTCCTCAGCCGGATTCAGTTGAGCCGAACGAAGGTAATGCCTCCCCCATCTGTCTACCAGATTTAGATACCCGCTCTTCAACAGTCCGTAGGAAATCCGATCAATATCGAACAGCAGGGTGCCGTCCTCTTTAAAAGCCTGGAAACCGACAGGCATCTGGCCTCCTAATAATAGCCATAGTAAATGCGCGCATTAGCTGAGAACTGACCGAACCAGGTTGAGTGCCGGTACTGCCAGGTCAGAGAGTTTCCGGAGACAGTCACCCCCGGAATCTTCCCTTTCCAAATCTGCGTATCTACTAGGGGGACAATGATGTAAAACCGTCGCTTACCTGCAGGCAACGCGGGTAAAGCAATAGCGCCGTTCGCAGCGTTAGTGACAACATCACCTTGGTGCTGACTGATCGACATTGTCATGTTGACAAGTAGTCGACCATCAGCGCCGTATATTTCCAGTCCACTTGGCATGATTCAATCCCATTCGCCCATACGAATGCGACGAACACCGTTTATTACCATGTCGAAGCCAGAGCGGTTAAATACGGTGTAAGCACTTCCTTGCTTGTTCAGCATAATGATCGTACCGGTCATAAAGTCCACCCGCATAATCGGAACACCGTTATCCGCCAACTGAGCAGAGTTGATCGAACTCCCAACAATAGCGCTCTGAATGGTGGCCTTCGAAATGAAGGCCTCATTCAAGAACACCTGCCCATTCTGAATAGCAAATGGGCTGACGAAGCCATTACCGCTCGGATTGAGAACCGCAAATTTGTCGGCCATCACAGCGAACACCGACTGCAGCACTCCACTGCTGTTATCAGCCCCCAAGCCGAATCCAGCAGCCACGTATTGCCCGCCCGCCGTGACTTGAAGTCTCACCGAGTACGAGGCGTTGACTTTGTTATTGAGGTTGGTCTGCGCCGTGCTCACTTGCTTCACTGCGGCATTGGTCTCACCCAGGGAGGACTGGGTGTTCTGAATCTGCTGGCTCAATGAGCCGTCAGCATCAGAGCGGGCCTTGGCTTCGTTCTGTATCGCGGCGTTGGCATCGCCCACCGACGTGTTCAAGTCAAGAAGCTGCTTGGCCTGGGCGCTCAGGTCTTTTCCATTCTGAGTGACTTCAGAGGTCAGCGACTCCACAGCGCGACTGGAGGCCGCAGGCGCAACCCTGCCAACTGCAATCCAGTCCACATCGAATGCCCCACCACTGGTGGCCCCCAGGTCCAGGCGAAGCCGGGTGATGGTGCTGCTCAGCCAGTCGGTCCCACCTGCAGCAAGGTTGGCCATGTCCCACTCAACCACTGCCGACTGGCCTACTGCCAGATTGGGATTGGCGGCGACGGCTCGGTAGCTACTCGCGAATCCGTGACCAGATGTCTGATAGAAGAGTTGACCATCCCAGTCGGTCACCGCACCGGCTCGGCGGGTGATGCGTGCACGCAGGCGGCTGTACAAACTGCCTGCGATAGCCAGCGTCGCAGCCGTGCCGCTCTGCAACTGAGGATCCGAACCGGTCGCAGTGATCTTGATGAACCCCGCGCCCTGCGCCAGTGTTCCACCTGCCGCCACCCAGCCCTCTGTGCTGGTATCGAATTGCCAGAGGCAATTCGGTGCCGGATCGAGGCCAGAAGCTCCAAGCACGGCTTGAATCGAATCAAGGGTGTTGGTGAGCTGGGTGATACTTCCAGACTGGGTGGTATTCACGCCCTCCACATCGGTCACGCGGTTGGCCAATGTCTCGACAGCCGAGGCTGACGCCTTAGTTGCCAATCCGTTGGCCGTGCTGTTGACCGTGTTCTCCAACGTAAGGGTGCGTCCCGACACACTGTTCAGGTCTTTTCCATGCTGATCAACCGTGGAAGACAAGCCGCTCACAGCCGATGAAGTAGCAGCATTGTTGGCGGCATTGACTTGACCGTTATCCTTCCACCCTGTGGCACGTGTTCCATACTCTGCCTGTGGCCTGGCAAGCTCCACCGTTCCATTCGTAGCCGTAGCCGTCATGGCATACAGCCGGAAATAAACATAGGCCTCGCTAGCCCCCGATGGGGCGACAGCCGAGAATGCCACCCGAGCGCCTGCGATCGTCAACGGAATCAATTCTGAGGCAGGTGCGCTGATTACCGCGCCGGCGGTATTGATCCATTGGATGAACACACGCATCCCAATATCGCTATCACTTTTCCGGGCATAGACAGAGGCTGTCACAGCCTGACCGCTGCTTACCTTGATGCGCCTGGCCGCTGACGGTCGAAGTGACTTGTATTGAGCGCTGTTGGTCAGGCCTGGCGCAACTATCCTCTGCGCTTTTTCGCCCGAGTTCATCCATGAGGTGACAAGGGTGTCAGTCGTCGTCACTGGACCTTCGGTTTCCCAACCTTCAGCCGAGCCGTTCGAACTGGCAGCCTTGGTAAACCCAGGGTTGTAGAAGAGGTTTTCTCCGCCAACATCCCCAACGCTGTTGTCCAACTGGGTCAGCTGGTTGGACGCGCTCGTTAGCCCCTCCTCAGTCTTCAACACCCGCCCAGCTAGAGCAGTAGTAGCCGATGCGTTGGCAGCCGCTATCGCAGAGTTGGCCTTGCCATTGTCGCGCCACCCGGTGGCAATCTTTCCCAGCTCCAGCTGCGCCTTGTCCAGGTCCACGAATCCACCGGTGAGACTCGAGCCAGGCGATGAACGAAGCCTGAACAACACATCCATCTTGACGGCATTCGCCGGCGCTGGATTCGAGGTCAAAGACAGACGCTGGTAGGACGGAGTGAGCACGAGATTAGCGGGTCCATCTGTGCTCAGCGTTGCGCCAGCTGCATCCTTGTACTGCAGGTAAATCTGCGCCATCAGCCCGGTGTTCCCTCGTACGAAGACCGAAGCGGTGTTGATTACCCCTTCGTAAACTGGCGGGCGCACATCCGGGCTGGCGGCTGAGGGTACGAAATCCACGTAGGTCGAACCTGAGCCCGCCGTTAGCCCGGAGATGTCCAGTCGCTGACATTTGCCTTCAGCACCCAAATCAGCATCTCGAAGCGTCGGGATCACGATCACAGTTGCTGCTTTGCGCCAACCCCAGCCGTCTGCCAGCCCAGGGTTGCTGGCCGAGGCAATGTCAAACGACGGGTTGAACAGCAGGTTTTCCCCGCCGACCTGGGTCAGCGAAGCGTTGATGCCTGTAATGGCCTCGCCACTAGCCGTGATGGCCTCCCCCTGCTTGTCAACTTTGTTGACCAAGGTATCAACGGTCGACGCATCTGCCTTGCTTTCTACCTTGTTCAGGGCATTGGCCGCGGCTGCAGCAGCATCGACTGCAACCTTGTCCGTCACAGCCTGCCAGGCCGTGCCAGACCAGCGCTTGGGCGTGTTCGCACCTCCTGTAGTATCAATCCAGAGATTTTGAGGCAGACGCTTGTCAGCCGCTGGAGCCGCCGAGCCATAGATCACCTCACCCTTGGCACCTGCCGTATTCGCGGCGTTTTGCGCCGCTCGTTGGGCTGCTGTGACGTTGTCATTTGTGGTACGGAGATCACCCTGCAGGCTGATGATGGATTGGCCTTGTGAGGTCAACTTCTCTCCGGCTTCAGTCACCATATTGCTCAAGCTCGAAACAGCCTGGGCTGAGGCAGACACTGACCTTCTGCCGACCGCGATGTAGGCAATGTCGATTTCTCCACTGGTGTCACTGGAGTTCGACATGTCCAGGCGGATGGTCGAGATCTTCTTTGCATTCCAGCCAGCATGGCCAGAGAGGTCGAGCTCGATGTCCTGCCAGTCGCCGCTCGACGTGTTAATAGGCCAGTTGAACCGTCGAGCCTCGGCAAGCCCCCCATCCTCATTGGCCCAATACATCGCGGCCATTGACCGTGTGGTGTTGCGTCGACGCAGGCGAATACGCAGATAGGGGTTTTCAGCCCCTGCGACATAGGGGGAAAAACTGCATTGCAGGCTGATGGACTTGAACGCGGTCGCATACAGCGGCCCAGGCGTGAAGGTTGAACCGGCCGTCATCGCCGCCCATCCCTGAGTAGAGCCGGTGAACTCCCACGCCCTACCCGCCACGAATGGCTGGGCCGCGCCCACGCTGTTTTTCAGCTGAGTGATGTCACTGCTTTGGCTGGTAAGGGCTTTCTCCGTGTCGGTGATCCGGTTGTCCAGGGCTTGCACCGCCGAGGCATTCGCTTTACCGATCAAGCTGTCGTTCAGCGAAGTCAGGGCCTGACTTTGTGAGAAGAGCTGCCTGTCCTGTTCATCGTTTTTCTTCTCAGTTTCACTGACCTGGCTACTGACCTGTTGCAGGGCCTGCGAGCTGGCCTTGCCATCAATGCTGGTCTGCATGCCATCCAGCTTTGTGGCCTGGGAAGAAAGAACACCCTCGGCATCGTCGACTCGCGTCTTCAAGCTATTCACTAAAGTGGCATCGGCTTTCTTGGCCACCTGGTCAAGCGCTGACTTCGCTGCAGCTGCCGCATCTGTTGCTACTTTATCGGTAACCGCAACCCAAGCCGAACCGGCCCAACGCTTGGGCGTGTTCGCACTCCCAGTAGTATCGATCCACAGGTTCTGCGCAAGACGGTCCGCGACTGCGGGCGCTGCTGATTGGACAATGACTTTGCCTTTGCCCCCCGCCAGCGTTGCCGCGTCCTGAGCAGCTTTCTGCGCCGCCGAAGCGTTGTCTGCAGTGGTATCCAGGGTCGTCTTCAGGCCAATGATCTGATCAGCTTGTGCTGAGAACGACTTGCCCAAGTCTTCGACGCTTAGCCCAATTTCCTGCACGCGTGCAGATAATCCATTGGCCGTTACAACAGCCTGACCGATGTCGGTCCAGTAGGCAGCGTTCGGCGGTGGCGTGTTCAGCGGTACCGCTTTCAGCGCTTGGTAAAGCTTGCCATCGCTACCCAAAGCGCTTTGGCCAACGCTGTAAGCCTTGTCCTTGCGATATGGCAGAGAGCCGGCCAAAGCGGAAACGGCTGCAATCTGTTTTTCCAGATCAGATTTTGCAGAAGATACGGCCGAACCCACTTCGGTGAGTTGCTGCTCGAGGTTGCCCTTCACTATGCCAAGGGTGTTGTTCACGTCGCTGATCTGCTTGGCCAGCTCAGTCTTCGCCGCCCCTACCCGCTCGTTCACCGAACCAGGACCGTTTTTGTCGATTAGGTCGATGCGACTGGTGAGCTCCTTGCCCAGCTCGCTTTCAGTGATCTGGTCCTTGATCTGCTCGAGGATCGGGCTGGCATCGGCACTGGCCATGCCGGAAACCACCGTTGGCGCCACCGGGAAGAACGGGCCCACGTTGCCGGACCGGTCCACCAGGCGCGCCCAGAAGAAGAACCGCTGCCCGGCGCGCAGGCCCTGCAGGACGTGTTCGTTCTGCGGGTACGCAAGGTCAGCCAATTTGGTAGCCGCGCCCAGGTCGGTGCCCTGGCTGTACCACAGTTCGGTGCGCTCGGTGTCGTCGGCGCCGACTGGGAAACCCCAGCGCACCTTGATGCCGAATAGGATGCTGTCAGTGGCCAGGTGGGTTACCGCCGGGGGCGGAGTGGTCTTGCCGGCGACATTGGTCAGCACCGAATTGGTCGGGATCGAGGCAACACCCATTGAGCTGACCGCACGAACGCGTGCGAGGTACTGGCCTGCGTAGACACCGCGTACGTCAGCAGCAAGCTCGGCTGTCCGGGGCACCTTGACCCAGTCCCGGGAACCCCAGCGCCACTCAACGTCATAGGCTACTGCCCCCGGCGCCGCATCCCACGAGATGGTCATGGTCGTGACCGCAATACCCTGGTCTACGGCCGAGTGGCTGCCGATCAGCACGCGCGCGGGCGCATCCTGCACACCCGGGGGCAGCACGCTGATTGGCCGGTCATCGATCACGGTGCCAAAGTCGATCGCATCGAATTTGCCCGGTTCGTACTGGATGCACTCAAGCTGGAACTGGTGCCATTCGGGGCGGGTGACGTTGCGGACGTAGAACTGCATGATCTTCAGATCATCGAAGTCCAGCACCCAGCCAGATTCGGGTTGTGGCACCTCGGTGAAGTCCGCCATCAGCGTGATTTGACGGCCCTCAACGGAGCGAATCACGCGGCCCTCAGACTTGCCGCTAGGCAGGTTCACCAGCAGCCGGGCTCCAGCAGGCACGTCAATGTCGCGATCAACCGTCACAACGCGCCCGGCCACGCCCGCGATACGCCCACCATTCGCACGGCCTGCCAGCATCGGATCAGACAGAGTGATGACCTTGCCAGGCTTGGGTATGTAGCCATCCAAGCCAACGCGGAAGGTGGCCCCACGCAACTGCAGTTGCTCGGTCATGAGCGCCCACTGGCCAGCGCGCTGGGCCTGGCCGCGTGATGTGCACCCAACGGCCTCCACGGAAATCTCGCGTACGCCGTATTCAGCAATGGCGGCCTCATCGAAAACCGGCTCTTTGTCGGTATCGAAGCCGCGGGCCGGATCATCGAACGACACCATCGCCTGGCTATGCCGCTCGCGCAGTTTGCTGCCGGTGTACTTGACTGCGCCGTCATCAAGGATCTGCGACAGGGTGTAGTTGTAGACCGGATCCTGGGGCAGGTCCGCGTTGACGGTGATCTGGCTGCCGTCCCAGAACGCCAGCCCATGGAAGATCGCAGCCAGGTCCTGGAGCACGGCCCAGGCCTCCGCCTGCTTCTGCAGGTACAGGTTGCAGGTAAAGCGCGGCTCTTGGCCACCCATCCCGTCCGGCACCTGCTGGTCGCAGTACTGACCGATACGGTACAACGACCATCGATTGATCATGCTGGCATCAATGCGGTCCCCAAGCCCGTAGTAAGGGTGCAGCACCAGGTCGTAGAACACCCAGGCCGGGTTGTCGGTGTACGCTTCCTTGAAGGTGCCATCCCAGACACCATTGGTGGTGCCCGCGCCACTGGTGGCGTAAGTGCGGGTTGTTGGGTCGTAGTTCATGGGCACACGCACGATGCGCCCGCGCATCAGCACGGCGATCTTGGCGATATCCCCGCCGAACTGCTCAGCGTCGTACTCCACGCAGCTGACGGCCGTCAGCGGGTATTCCTGGTCGCTGTCGACCACCTCGGCCAACGCTTCCACGTACATGCCGTCTTGGACCAGCGAGCTGTTGGCCTCGGGCGTAATACGGCGAGCACGAATGGTCCAGCGCGAACCGGCTGGGAGCTCGATGCGGTGTGAGCGTTCGTACTTGGTAACGTTCTTGCGATTGACCTCGGACGCCAGCACCTGCTGGAACGGGCCATTGTCGGCCGATACATCGACCGCATACTCAATGCGGACGCCATCGATGTTTCCGCTCTGGTCCTGGCGCTGCAGCTGCGGCCAGGAAAAGCGCAGGCGCACGGCGTCCAGCATGGGGTTGCTGATGGTGTGCACGTAGGGCGCGCTGGTCAGCAGTAACTGGCTGACAGCAATCTCGTTGCTGGACTCGGTGATGCCAGTCATCCGTTCCTGGTTCAACTCACCTGAGCGGAACTGCCACTTCACACCCGGGTAGTTCATAGTGCCGTCGTCGGCCATGACCTGGGTGCCATCAAGCTTGACCGAGCGCAGCCCATTGACCGGCCCTACAATCGGGCCCCAGCTCCACAGGTAGACCAAGCGAGCCACGGCAATAGACGGAACGCTGTTGGAAGCGATGCTGGGCTGCTTCTGCTTCTTCTCCCCGCCCTTGCTGCCAACGACCTGGCGTTTACGGGCCGCAGGCGATCGCTGAGCCGCATGCTTCAGTGCTTGAACCATTCCAGTCTCCAAAAACGAAAAAACCCGCCGAAGCGGGTCAATTGATGCCGGCGATCACAGCCGGTCTTGCGTGTAAATGCCCCCAGACTCCACGGCCCCGCCAATCTCCCGCTCGCCGTACAGCACCGGGTAGGGATTGCCCTGAGCAATCGTCGTGACCGCCCCGCCGAATCCATAGCTGGGGTTGTTGCCGTCCTCATTGCGGTCCAGGCTGCCCGTGTTGGGCGTAGGTGAAAGCATCTGCACTACCCCGGTCGCGGCCATGGCAGCACCACCAGCAATCATCGCTACACCCACGGCCGAGGTTGTACCGAATGTGAAGTAGCCGGCCACGATGAGGACGACGCCGAGGATGGTCGTGAACATGCCCGACTGCTTGCTACCCTGGATGATCGGTGCGATTCGGATAACACCTGCATCGTCGCCTTTGAGGTCCAGATCGTCTGCGGAGAGATTCCGGGTACCGGAGAAGACGGTGAACGTCAGGCCCCTTTCCTCGCCTGTGGCCAGGAACTTTTCGAAGCCTGGCACCATGTTGCACAGCGCCTGGATGGCATCCCGGGTGCTGTTCACATCCAGGTCGTACTCTCGCCCGAAGTGCTTGCGCAGCACACCGTAAAGCTTCACCTTGCGCTTCATGGCTGATAGTCCTTGTGCCGCAGGATCAGCCGGCAGCGGTTGGCCATCGACCAGCCGTACACTTCCCGCGTCGAGGCCCTGCCGGCCATGTGGTGATAGATGAACGGCCCACTGCCGCCCAGGCGCGCCGCTGGCTCGCTGGTAAGCTCCGGCTGGTTGCCCAGGTAGATGGCCGCATGGTTAGGGTGGAAGCAGGGCCGGCCAGGCGATGGCACCATGAACACCAGCATGTCGCCGCGCTGGGGTTCGTCTACCTGGTAGAAACCGGTGGCGGCAAAGTTGGCCTCATACAGGCTCGGCCCGTTTTCCTGCTCCCACCACAGGTCATCGCGTTCGAAGTTGGGCAGCACCAGCCCAGCCTCACGCGCATACCAGTCGCGGCAGGCGCCCCAGCAGTCGAGCAGGCCGTGGGCAAACTCGCGGCCCAGCAGCGGAGCTTGGTAGCCGGACGGCTTGAACCAGTGCATATCGCCGCCGGGCCAGCCCACGATCCCCCAGGGCACCTCGTGTAACTCGCAGCTCACCCGGTCAGCCATACTGGGCGTGGGCGCCGCATCTGGGTGGCTGTGCACAATCGCCAGCAGCTCGCCCTGGTCCTCGGCGTCTGCCAGGTCCTCATGGTGGAGGCGGAAGTTCTCCCGCGGTGTTTTCGCCAGGTTGCGGCACGGCATATACGCCCGGCCCTGGTCGGTCTTGATCAGCACCCCGCAGGCTTCTGCCGGGTACACGCGTTCGGCATGCTCGCGGATCGCGGCCTGCAATGTCTGGTTGATGCGCATCGGTCACCTCGAACTGGCGATCAGGCTTGCGCCCATGGAACCGCCAAAACGGCGGGTGTTGCCGCGAAGCTTGCAGCTCTTCCAGCGCCCGGGGCAGCGGTCAAGGGCCGGGTTGTCGGTGGGCTCGTCCTGCTTGGTGTACATGCCAGCGCCGGTATAGGCGCAGGCCTCCCCCCGGTACTGCCCACGGCAGGCCCAGCGGCAAAGTTTGGTGATCTGCTGAGCAGGGAGCATGACGCCGCCCATGTCCAGCGGACTGGACAACTGGAAGGTCACCTGCTGGCGGTCTTCGTCAGTCTTCTGCTCGATGTACCAGAGGTTCTCCCGGGCCTGGTTGGAAGCATCGGGGTTTCCGTCCGGGAAGTTCGCCGCATCCAGGAAGTGGCGGAAGGTTTCGATGACCCTGACCTTCGAGCCAACCAAGTCCTTGAGCGCCAGGCACAGCGCCGTAACCGCCCCGCGCACGCCGGAAATCTCGTTGGCCATCTGCAGGGTCGGTGTAGCAGGCCGGCCATCACCGCGAATGTCGAAGCCTTTGGCCTCGATCTGCATGGCCGAATAGAGCTGGCCCTGCCAGATGATTTCCCCCTCCTGGGCATGGCCATGGAAGCGCATGATGTTTCCGCCCAGCCGGGTGGCGTCCACCTCGTAGAGCCGGATCTGGTTACCCGGCTCAAGCTTCTGGATATCGGATTCGAATGTCATGGGGCCTCTGAAAGAGAAGACCCCGCAAGCGCGGGGTCAGTAAGGGGTAAATCGCTGATCGAAAGTCCAGCTGATGGTCACCAGGTTAGGAGCGCCGCGGGCTCTTATTTTGTAGCCTTTGGCCCTGTACCGGCCCTGAACACCACCCGGTGGGGTCCAGTAGCAGGTGCGATAGCCCTCATGACGGTCCAGAAATTTGCGAATCTCAAAGGCCTCCTCCCCCTCAATCAGCAGGCCTGTGTGGGACAAGCTCCAGGACTGAGTCTTAGTGTTGATGCCGACGCCACCCGCCTGCACAAACCCATCCCCGAAGTTGTTCTCCCAGGTGTTTTGCTTGACCTCGCCGTCAGCTTCGGCCTCAACGTCAAAGCTGAAGATCTCTGTCATCACTTTCTCCAAAGAAGGCCGCCCTGCTGGGTTTCTCGATACAGCACATCACGCACGACACCTTCGAAGCCCTCTCGCAGACCCTCGCCCTGACGCCTCGCCTGCTCGTCACTTACTCCTTGCTGGGCCTGCACGTTGATGGGTGAGTTGATGATGATCTGCGCACCGTTCTGCGCGCGCTCCGCGCCAGCAGGAGCTGAAGAACCTCGGCCGATCATCCCAATGCGCCCATCGCTAAGAGCCTCCAGATTGCCGACGCCAATCCTGGCAGTTGCTTCGGCATCGAAAACGTATTCGCCACGGTGAACTGGGCCGGCTACTTCATCCCTCCGACCGTGGCCGGTGTAGCCGCCATCCATGAACCCTGCCCCTGCCATCGCTGAGGTTGAGGCTACCCCCGCAACCATGGGAGCTGTAGCAGCCGCCGCCGTGAGCGCAGCAGCAGGCGCCAGTGCGGGACCATAAATGGGGATGGCTGCGGTAGATGCATATGCGGCCAACTGCGCCTGGAAGGCCATTGCCTGGGCATTAGCTACCATCCCAAGGCTTGCGGACGACTGAGTGGTTTTGCCGACCACAAGCTGCACCGCCTGGTAGATCAACCACTGAGCCGCCATATCTGCCAGGGTTGATATCACTGACTTTCCGAAACCAGTGACCATGTCCGCCAATGCGTCACCGGCGTCCTTGGATCCGGTGGCCATATCGTTGAAGAATGCCCCCAGTTCACTGCGGGCGCTGCCGAGAGTAGACGCAGTAGCATCGGCTGCAATTGCAGAGTAGTTGGTGGCCGCGTCAGCGTAGTTTTGCCAAGCTTCCTGAGCACCCAGCACCCAGTTGGTCTGCAGTTCATCAACCTGCTCGTAATAGAGCTGCTGGGCGAACAGCTGCTTGTTCAGCTCTTCCTGTAAAACTTCTGTCTGGCTGGCATAGAGCTCAGGGGTAATCTGACCAGTGTTTCGCTGTTCGTTGAGGGCCTTCACATCCTCGACATACTTCTGCCGTACGGCCAGATCGGCACGCATCCGGTCACGGGCTTTGTCGCCCATCCCAATCCCCGCCAGCTCCTGCGCATAGCCGTTGATGGCTGTTTGTGTGCCAGAGGACTGCGCAGCCTTGAATGCACTCAGCTTCAGTGCATCCTCGTTGGCCTTCTTGATCTTGTTGAGCCCGTCCAGCTCTGCAGCCAGTTCCAGGAGCCGCTTTTGCTGAGCCTTCGACAGGTTGCCTAGCTTGCCCTCTTGTAGCTCAAAAGACAGCTTGGCGACCTCAGTGGCGTCCTGTTGCTTGTCGCCAGTGGTGTTGATCAGCTTGATCTGCCGCTTGTAGCCCTCCTCCGATGACTCGAAGTCTTTTAGCTGCTGCTTGGCGGCCTTTTCCGATTCGGACGCTTGTTTACGGCCTGCCTTGGCAGCAGCGTCATCGGCTTTCTTTTGCGCATCACGTGCAGCAGCCATCGACAGAATGGCCGTTTTCTGCGCGTCGGTGAGGTCAGTTTGCTCGCTGATGTGCCGCTTTGCGGCTGCTGTAAAGGTCTTGTCCTGGGCCGCAGCCAGCAGCTTCCCCTGCTGCTCGATGTACTTGTCGAACGCCTGAGTTGCAGCTGCGCGAGCGGCGGCATTCTCTCGCTCAGCGCGGGTATTCTCGTCCGTTTCCCCCGTGAGCTCGGCCATGGCCTGCTTCAGCCGCTGGATTGCGTCGGCCTTATCAGTTGCGGCGCCGCCGCTCTCCTCTAGAGCATCCGCCATTTCCGCCGTTACGCCTGGCACTTCGCGGATGATATCGGCCACCGCTTTCCAGTCGACCTTCATACCAGCGGCTTGGTCGGCGGAAGCCTTTTTAACCACTTCCATGGCCGCCTGGAACTCGGCTGGCAGCGGCGCTATGCCTGCCATGAATCCAGACGCACCCGCCAAGCCTGCGTTCGTCAGGCTGCTTTGAAACTCGAAGGCAATGGAACCCGAGGCGGTCTTGAGCTCGCCCTCGGCATCTTCGATGGAAGCCTTAAGCTCGCGCAGGGTCACCGACTGGGTCGCACGGTTGAGCTTGTTGAAGCGTTCGATAAGCTTGTCGATGGGGTCGCTGAGGTTGCCGAGTTTATCCTCCAGCACACTCGTGTTGTCGCGAAGGGTGAGGAAGGCTGTCGCCGCCCCGATAGCCAGGGCAGCAATGCCAGCGGGCCCACCCAATACACCTAACACGCCTACTGACGCTCTGCTAACGCCTGCCTGCGCAGCAGCGACTGCGTTGGTAGCACGCGTCTCAACCATCCGCGCTTCGGCAAGCTGGAGCGACAACTGAGTTTGCACAGCGGTTCCGCGCGCTGCGATGGCTTCTTTCTCTGCCAGGAACACAGCAGTCTGTGCTTTTTGCTGTTCTGCCTGAGCCGCAAGTAGTACGGCAGTCGCCTGCGATTTTCGCGCGATGGCATCGGCTACGGCAGCTCTGGTAGCAGCGATTGAGGCCGCAGCGCTTCCCGCTAACCCCCTTGCGTACCCCGCCAAAGCTCCAACCGCCACGACCCCAGCAATGTTCGCCAGGGTATCGAAGTTATCCCCGATTACGCTGATACCCTTGGCAAGGACGCCAGTTCCATCAGTGGTCTCGTTCAAGCGGCCAATGTAGACCGTGAAGGCATTGTTAAGATTTTGTAGCGCATCACGCACCGCTACGCCCATGCTGTCAGCTAGCTCACCATTTGCCTGGGCCGACTTACGCAGACCGTCAGTGAGGACGTCCAGGTTGAGCTTACCGGCCGCTCCTAGAGAGCGGATTTCCTCTGCGCTTTTACCAGTCGCCTTAGCTAACGTGTCAACTACCGTTGGCATTGCCGCGAGGATCGACTGCCAACCATCAGCTTCAACCTTTCCGGTCTGAAGCGCCTTGGAGTAAGCATCAATGGCGGATGCCGCTTTGTCAGTGCTCGCTGAGTTGGTCACAAGCAGGAAGCTGAAGCTGTCCATTACATCCAACGCTTGGCTGGTGTTGTAGCCCATGGACTTGAGGCTGTCTGCCGTCCGGATGTAAAGCTCTTGAGCTTCACTCAAGGGCCGATAGGTCCGCTTAGCTGTGTCTAGCAACCTGTCTTGCACTAGGTTGTATTCGTTGACGCTTGAGGTCGCCAGCCCCATTCGATCAGACATCTGTGAATAGGAGTCGGCTACATCAATAATGGAGCGTACTGAGGCAGCGCCCACCGCCACAGCTAAAGCATTTTTGATCAGAGCCCCGGCACGTTGGGCGCTTTCACCTGCCCTGTCAAAGCCCTCGTCGATTCGAGCAAGGCTTCGGTCAATTGCAGTAGCGCCCTTGGCAACCGTCGAATCAGCTCTCGCAATCTCTGAGCGAAGTTGAGCTGTGGTCGCCTCAATTCGAACCAGCATCCCCTGGATGTCTGTATCCGCCATCACTGTCTCCGGCCGAAAAAAAACCCGCCAGAGCGGGTTCGTGAGATTAGAAGCCTGTGGGTGTTAAATGAAAGCCGGCCGAGTTGGTAAACATCCTTCGCTTCACGGTGTCGCCTGGATTAAGTGTCACCTCAGACTCAAGGATGCCAGCACCAGCGCAATGCCTAGCGCCCGCTATGCCAATGGCGTGTGGCCCCGGCTTCAGCCCGAACTCAGCTGTTTCTCCAGCGGCAAATTCAGCAGCCAGTTTTCCATCGATGTAGAGCTCGTAGTTGCATCCTGCAGCAAGGAAACCTGAATCCCTCGTCACAATCAGTCTTGCTTGGTCTTTGGCAGAGAATGCAAAGATCCTCGAATCGGGAACTCGAGAAGCTTCAGACGATGGCATCGGAGAGGTTGAGCACCCGCTCAGAAATACGGCGATCAAGGCCGCAGTCATTAATCTCACGTCAGCACCTCACCCAAAAGCTTGAAACTTTAGCACCATCTTTTGCCATGGACGAATGATCAATGTCTTGTTTTCCCGGTCAGCGCCATCCGCAGCTTGTCTGCCACACCTGATGCACTTGGCCTGTCCTTCCCTGGCTGAGCCTTACCCTTCCCGAATGGATTCGTCATCTGTGACCACTCGATGCGCGCATCCATGGCCAGGAACAATTCCGGAAGAGGCGTGCGCCATGCTGCATCTGGTGACCAGCCAAGCCACCCGGTCGCGATTGCATAAAGCCGGTCTACGTAGCTGCCATCCTCGACAACGCTCACGCCTCCCCGGCTGTCTCCTTTCCCTCATCACCGCCGCGAGGATTGTAAAGCGCGACCAGGTAAGCATTGAGTTGGCTGGCAACGCCCAGCACGCCGGCTTGCCACACCTTCTCTGGCAGAGCGTCTGCAGCCTTGCCTTCCAGGCCGGCGCCAGCAGCCAGGATTATCGCGCAGCCATCAATGCTCAAGGCTGAGATGGTCTGCGAGGCGCCGCGGAGGCCACCAAAACGGTTTTCAATAGCCCGTACCGCTTTCAACGTTGGCTGGAGGACGAACTCCTCATCATCCAGTTTCACGGTCACAGTCCCGTGGAGGGTCTTGTTCATAACGCGCTGTCCTTGGTTACCGGGGCTGAGCCCCGGTCATTTAGGCGGCTGCTGGCAGCAGTTCCAGGATATCGGAGTTGATGCCGATGGTGATGTTGCGGCGTACGACGTTGTCGGCGGCACCTGGGGCGACGGTGTTGTTCATCACCTTGCCGCGCATGTAGAAGGTCGTCGGCCTGACCACTGGGGTGGCGGTAGGATCACCATCGTTGAGGGTGATCTTGATGTTGTAGTCGCCCTTGCTACGGTCCTTGTGAGCGACCTTCACCGCCTTCTGGCCGGCGTCGCCGTTGTCCAGGCCCACGGTCAGCGTCAGGTCACCAGCATCAGCGGTGCCTTTGTACTTACGCACGCGGCCGTTCTTCAGCGACGTGAAAGTCACGCTGCTGAATGTGTCGCCGAACTCGCCCAAGTCCTCGATTTCGCCCACCTCGACATAGGTGTCGGCTTCGTATTGGGTCTGGGTATCAGCGCCGGTTTTGCCGCCAAGCCAAAAGCGGCAGCCGGCGGCGGTGTTCAGGTTGTCTTCGGCCATGGGAAGTCCTCCAAAGGCACATTGGATAAAGCCGCGGTGCGGCTGGTAGGTGGATCAGTGGGTGGTGATGATGCGGACGGTGATCGAACCCTGGTAGGTAACCCCGTCAGCGTCACGCTGGGCGTCCGACTGGATAACGCGCACAGAGACTGCCCTGCCAACGGTCAGCGGCAGCGGGCGCTCGTCCAAGGCGGCAATGACCTCTCCGTTGATGCATTTCACCTCTGCCTGGCCAACCGTGTCAGACCAGACCGACAGGTACAGCAGGCGCTGCTCGCGTTTACGGCCCGATATCGGGCTGACGTTGACTGAGACCTCGCGGTCGATCGACACATAGGGCATGTCGGCGTCCATGGGGGCACCGTCATAAACCGGGCAGCTCACCTCGGCCTGCAGCCTGGCAAAAATGGCCTCTTGCAGCGATACCGAGGGGTCAGCCATTGCCCACCCCCTGGCTCGCCTTGCGCAGCGTCCGGCGCACTGCTGTCTCGATATCAGCCATTACATACTCACGGTTCACGTCGATGGAGGGCCGAAGCCACGGATGCGCCGGTCTGGCCGGAATGTCCGGGTACTTGCCGAAGAAATGCGTACCGTCGCTCTTGTTGGTCGCACGCCGGTTGCGGTTCCCGGCTCGCTTGCCGCCGATGTAGCCCTTGGTGCCGTACTCGATAAAGCGCAGGTAGAAGAACTTGCGGTTGTCGCGCTTACCCCTGATCCCGATCTGCGCATCAAGGCCGCTGGGAGCGACGTAGATCTTCAGCGCGGCGGCGGCAGCGCCCGTATCCTTGGGCATCAGCTGTTGCTGCGTGGCCAGCACCCGCTCAGCGGCCTGGCGCATGGCCGGGGCAAGTTCGTTGTCCATCGTCTTGTGGATGTTGCGCAGCGTTCGCCGTAGGCGGATATCGCCGCGCATCTTCGAGCGGCGGGCCATGGCCTACTCCTTGGCCTGGGCCTTGGCTGTTTTTTCCTGCGACGCGTCTTCCTTGACCTCGATCGCGTAGCCACGCGCGATCAGGCCTTCGCCGTATTCCTTCTTCACATCGAAGATATCGCCCTTTTCGCGCTCGCCGGATGCACCGGTCAGCGGGCCCAATGCTTGAATCTTCATGGTTCACCTCATGGGTTTGGTACTGATGAGCAAAGAAGTCTCATCAGCGTGTTTTCGTTGTCTGGCAACACAGCCTCGACCTCATACGTGACGCCGCGGCGGGTGAGCCTTACGCCTGCCACCATGTCAGCTCGAGGCCTGCTGATGATCTCGGCTGTAACTACCGCTTTGAGCTTTTCAGCTACAGCGATGATCCGGCCAGAAGGTGTACGCACTTCGCCCCACATCTTTGGACGAATTGCAGGGAGCCAGGTGACGACAGCCCCACCGGACTTGGTGCGCTCCTCATGACGGACAGTGACTTCAAACAAGTGACGAAGCGGTCCGGCCCTCATATGCCCCACCCCACCCGGTACGGAGTCAGCAAGGCCTGCGAGCCTCGAGGCAGGTCAGTCGCGATTGTCCCAGTCACCACGTCTTCCCGGTTGGCGTAGAGGTGACCCAGGATCAGAAGGCACGCCGACTTGAACGATGCGTTGCAGAGCATAGGCTTCTCGCCGGCTAGGCCTGCCAGTATCGCCCCTGCCATTGATTGCGCGTCGACGTAAACTTGGCGGTTGAGGTAATTCATTGCCGAGAGCTCGGCCGAGTCGATCAGCAACTGCAGATAATCGTCATCATCGTCTGGATCGCGAAGGTGGGCCCGGGCCTGCGCCATGCTGATCAATGACATGGCTCACTCCTCCAGCGGAGTGCGCGATACCAAGTTGCGGAGTTCAAGCTCTTCGGCGTGACGCCGTGGAACTTGGTAACCTGGCCCTCCGCGTCGCCGCAATTCGCCTTCGTCCATGAACGAGCGCAGCGGATAGACTCTGACCTTGGCTGGGTTTACCTCGTCCAGCCCTGCAGCACCGGCGGGGACATGCAGCGAGTCACCAGCCTGGCCTGGCTGGCTCGCCGACACGTCTGCATCCCCAACATACTCGGTCGAGGTGACTGCCGGCGCCACCCCTTCTGATACGTCTGTCGCCAAGCCACCCGCATCTTGCACGGTATTGACGCCCGATTCGGCAATAGGTGTGGTGGTTCCCGTACCACCCGCGGTCGGGTCGTCAGTGCTAGCGTCGCTGCCGATGTGCGGCGAGTTCAAGGCCTGATCAGTTGGATTTGCGCCAGCCTGCTCCTGTACGGGGGTAGGCTTGTCCTGCTTCTTAGTGTTAGCCATAGGGTTTCTCCTGGGGGCGCCATCTCTGGCGCCTTTCAAGTGGAGGGCTTAGGAACCGCTGCCGGTCAGCTCACCGGTAACGAAGGCCTCGCCGCGGTAGATGGCCAGCGCCAGACGCTGCTCAGCGCGAACGGTAACCATGTTGTTCTCGAAGTCCTTGTCGTTCTCGGTGGAGATCAGGATTTCAACATCCATGCGGTCGAAGATCTGCGCACCCAGACCGAATGCCCCGACGAGAAAGTCGTCGAGTGGCATCGCTTGAGTAGACACAACAGGCCGGCGCCACAGCGTTGGCTGTGTATCGCCCTGCGGTTGACCGATGAGGTAGCGCCCCTGTGCATCCTTCAGCAACTCGATCATTGCCCAGTCGATCGGGTTGAGGACGATACCGTCCGCTGGGAACTCAGCGAGCTCCGCCTGCAGCAGCGCTAGGCGGATACGGTCGATACGCTGCTCACCCGGCACCACTACACCACCAGGTGGAGCATAGAGCTGGGCAGCCGGCACGATACCGCCGATGTTCGCTCCGGTGCCGTTGCCGAACAGCAGCTGAGACTCTTCAGCCAGCTTGAGCCCGTAATGTCCACGGGCATCGATGAAGCTTCTCAGCGCTGGTGCATCGTCGAGAATCTGGCGACTAGCCTTGAACAGGTGCGCCAGTGTGCGTACTGGGGCATTTTCCAGCTTAAATTTGATGTCCGAATAGGGCTTGGCTGTCCCCTCGGCAACTGGACGCGCGCTGTTGGTGAAACCTTCTTCCTGAACGTACTCGACCGAGTTGCTACCGGTCTGACCCGGCGCGATCAGATCGCGAATTGTCAGGCGTCGCTCGGGGATCGCCTGAATGCCGTAGCGCCGGTCTGCCGGAACGGTATCAGCCCCCGACCCTGGCGCGGAAGTGATTGCGGCACGTGCCACCGAGATGCGTCGTGAACCGCGGAAGGACGAGTCAACTCCCTCCATTTCCTTGGCTGCAATAACGATTTCGCCTGCGGACTTCTGGCGATCTGGCTGGCTGCGCTCGCGATTTGCGTTCACCAGCTTTTGCTCGGCTTCGCCCAAGCGCGCCTGCAGTTCGCCCTGCTTGGTCAGCAGTTCATCCACCTTGGCACGAGTCTCGGCGTTCATTTCGCCAGACGCCTTCATCTGCTTTTCAGTGGCTTCGGCTTGGGTTTTGATCTGATCGCCAATGCCCTTAAGGCTGGCGTTCAGTTCTTTGACTTGCGATTCGAAATCCATGGTCAGTTTCCTTTGAGGGAGTTGAGAAGATCGATTGCCGCGCTCAGCGAGGCTGTGAGGTCTGGCGCGACAGCGCTTGGCGTGCCGGTCTGAACAGCGCGGGGCGTGTTCCCGCTGGCAGCGCGAGGCATGCCAGACTTGAAAGTGGCAAAGAGTTCGCGGCGCTCGGAGCGCGGCATACCGGCCTTGGCCAGGGCTGCGTCCATGGCCTTAAGAGCATTGGCCTGGCCGGTTTCCTCGGTCTCGCGCTCGGTGACCTCGGTCGCCGCCAGCAGGCCGGTAGCCAGCCCCAGCTCAAGCGCGCGCTTGCCGCGGATGAACGTCTCGTCATCCATCAGCTCGGCCATATCCTGGACGGGCTGGCCACTGGTCTCGGCGTAGAGGTCGGCCATCGCGGCATCGAACTCCTCCATGTCGTCCGATACGTCGCGCAGGTAGTGGCGGTTGCCGGATAGGAAAGTCCAGCAGTTGTGGATCATCAGGAAAGCGCTGCTGGCCACCTGGCGTTCGGAGCCGGCCAAGTAAATGACGGACGCTGCGCTGGCAGCCATGCCGAGCACCTTGGTGGTGACCTTCTGCTTGTGCTCGCGCAGGCGGTTGTAGATGGCGATGCCTTCGAACATGTCGCCACCGGGCGAGTTGATGTACACCGTCACCTCGCGGTCGCCGATCGCGCGTAGCGCCGCATCAATGCGCTTGACGGTCACGCCCTCCCCGTACCAGTCCTCGCCAATCACGCCGTAGATGGTGATGGTTTCCGAGGTGTTCTCTACGGCGGCCTGGATGGCGGGGTTCCATTTGTCGAGCGCACGCGGGCTCATCTCGCTGCGCAGGCCGCGAGACTGGATCTTGTGTTTCATGGGTTACTCCCCGGAGTTGCTTTTGAGCCAGTTCATCAGCGCCGCGCGCGCGGCTTGGCTGTCGTTTTGTTTGCCCAGCTGGTCAAGCGGCACCAGGTTCGATTGCACGGTGAGGATGTCGCCGCCGGGCATACTCGGCATGTTCTCTTTGTGCCGAGCCTCGTTCCGTGTCATCAGTGCGTTCTGGACCATGGTGCTGAAGTAGGAAGCGCGACCTGCGCTGTCAGCACGCAGGAAAGCTTCCAGCGAAAACTCGGAGTAGTGCTTGATCCGATCCACCGCTGTCAGGCATCGCTTGTTAACGCACTGCTCGATCGGTGCCGTATACGTCATGATGCAATAGGTCAGAAACGCGATCTGCTGTTGCTCAAGGCCTGTGCCCCAGTTGCTGCCCTTGTCGGTCTTCATCACCATCCAGGGCGGCACGCCGAACCAACGACAGATCTCCTCAATGCTGTGCCCACGCGACTCGAGCAATTGAGCGTCAGCCGGGTTGATGCCGATCATCTCGGGCTTCACGCCCTGCTCAAGCACCGGGCTTTTGCCCGCGTTCAGCGCGCCGGAGATTGTCTTCACGTAGTCTCGAAACTCGGCACGCTGCGTAGGGTTGAGCGTCTTATCCACCGAGAAGGCTACGGTGGGCATCATCCCGTTCTTGAAGGTGGTATTGGCCGCATCGTCGGCCGACATAGCCGAGCCGAATACATCGGCGCCGTAACGAATCGCCGACAGGCCCATCCGCCCGTCCAAGGTGAACGCTGGGATATGCAGCATGTCGGCCTGGGCGATCTCCCGGCGGGCGCCCTTGCGTGGCTGGAAGAAGTAACGCAGCCTGCCATCGTCGTCTGGCTCGGGAGTCACCCGCGACGGCATCAAGAAATCCAGTGCGATGACCCTTCCACCGGACCGGTGAATTTCGCAGTAGGCATTTCCCCAAAGCAGCATCGAAGCAACAACCGCCTGCCAGAAGTGGAAAGCGGCCATGTCCTCGTTCGGGCTGTTGTGCACCACATCGTAGAGCGGGAAGTCTCGCGCCGTCTCACGCCCGCCGTCCGGAAGGCGCCGGTAGATGCTGAGCGGCAAGCCTGCAACCGAGGTAGAGATGATGCGCACGCAAGCCCAGACCGCCGATAGGCGCATGGCCTTGTCGACCGTGACAGCCTTGCCGCTACTGGACTGGGCGCCCAAGAAAGCGCTCCAGAACCCACCGTCCGACAACCGAATGCTCTTGCCCAGCCAGCTGCTCATGCTTGCCGAGGGTTTGGCGGCTGCAGTGCCGAGTGCTTGAGAGAGGGTTTTAATCACTGCTCAACCCTCGGCGAATGAACGCTGCGATGCTGAACAGGCTGACCGAGCCCGCGAGCAGAGACCAGCCTGTACCCGCCAGCATCCAGATGCCCGCGCAGCCCAGGCCGAATCCGCACAGCGCGCAGATGATGAAGTAGTGAAATGCGTTCATGCGATCAGTGGATCCCGGATGCCGGCCATAAAGTTTTCCATGCCGCCTTGGCCCTCGGGATTGAGAGCCATCAGCGTCACGGCGTTGAAAAGCGCCATCAGTGGGTCGATCTTGGCCGAGCCGCTGGCCTGCTTGGTGATGAGGATTGAGTTGCCACGCGGCTCGACTTTGGCGTTACCGCAGCACCAAGCCATCATCGGCTGGCCCCCGTGTAGCAGCGTGCCCTCGGCCAGCTTGCGCTCAGCCGTCTTGATGGCTCCGCCTAGGCGCCAGCCCTGTGAAATGCCGTCGATCTTTTCGCGCGGAATCCCCACTGCCTCCAGCGCATCGAGAATCGCGCCGACGCCGGCCGGGTCCAGCCCGACCTTGTCGAGCAAGCCGGCTTGCTCAACCTGGGCCACCAGCTGCGCCACCGCCTCAATGTCGTCGCCGATGCGTTCAACCAAGGTCAGGTGTCCATCCTTGGCGAAGTCGCGGATGCGCGGCGCTTCGGATTTACGCCGCTCCAGTACTGATGGATGGGCCCAGGCGTGGGTCCAGGTCAGCCAGCGGCGTGTACCCTGCTCACGCCCGACTGCTGCCAGGCCAAGCAAGTCATCCAGCCCCCCGCCATCCACGCCGATATCGATCACTTCGCAGCGTTCGATAAGGTCTTCCATCGTGCGACATAGCTCGGAGGTCTGCGCCTCCCAGAAATCGGCACCCGCCCAGCGATCCGAAAGCAGTGCCAAGCCGATCTCGACATTGAGGTGCTTGGCCAAAAAGCCGCGGAACGATTCTTCTCCGTCGAGCTGGGCCTGTGCGTACCCACGCTCGATGAAGGGTTCGTCGACCGACAGCCCCAAGTTTGGGTTGGTGATGTACGCGTTGGAGAAGTCCCGGTGCTCACCGGCGTCCAACATCGCCTTGGGGAACTCGTACAGCACCGGCAGGAACGACTTATCGACGATCTCCCCGTCGCGAACCTTGCGGGCATATAACAGCTTCTGCCGAAAGACCCCGGCCGGCGGCGCATCGGACTGGGTTGTGGCCCAGATGATGAACCCCTCGGGTCTAGATGCCAGGCCGCCGGTGGCCTCGCGCAGCATGGCCTCAGCGTTGGCGCGCTTGCCGAACACCCAAAGCTCGTCGACGAATACGCCGATTGCCTTCTTGCCTGAGACCGTCTCGCTGTCTGCCGCCACCACCTTGAGCGTGGCGTTGGTTTGACGATGTGTCACAGTGCGCAGGTGGTCTTGCACTTTGAGCAAGGCTTTGAGCTCATCGTCGGCCGCCACCATGTCCCTGATTGGCAGGTAGGAGTTGTCCGCGATCTCCTTGGTCGGTGCGAGGATGATGAACTCACCTGAAGACCGCCAGTTAAGGATCAGTGCGGTCAGCATGATGCCGGCGGCGATGGTCGACTTGCCGTTCTTCTTGCTGATTAGCAGCATGAATTCGCTGACCAGGCGCCGGCCTGAGTCTGGGTCGTAGGCCCCGAAGATTGCGGCCACGAACTGGTTAACCCAGTCACGCACGGTCTCGCACATCAACGGACTGCCAGTGGCGTCCACCATACGCAACGCACCGAACACGTCTAAGGCTTCTTCAGCCTCAGCCGGAAACAGCGGCTCGAACGGAATTAGGCTCTGGCGGGCTACGATGCGCTGCTCCCAATCTGGGCAAGCGGTCGACCATTCCATTATTTCACCGACTGCAGCGGGCCGCGGCGAGTACCGAACTTGCCGGTAGCTGCCTTATCGGCGTTAGCCTGGGCCTGGTCCTTCTTACCGCTCTCGCCTTTTCGTGGATGGACGAATGGCATCAGCGCCTTTGCCGCGTCAACGCGCAGTTTCGGCTCGCTGCCCATGTCGTTCATCACCGACAAGAGAAAGTCCTTGGGATCGCGGTGCAGGAGTGCCTGGGCCAGGTCGAAGCCGGCGGGTTCCGGCTCGGAGTCATCCTCCTGTACCGATGGCGATTCATGGCCAGGCTCTAGCTCTTTGACGGCCTTGGCGGCAGGCCTGGCTTTAACATCCGGTTTAACATCGCCTTTAACATCTGGGGGCATCAGCCCCAGGGCGCGTAGCTTCATCAGCTCAGCCGCTACATCCTTGTCCTTGACCAGCCGAGAGCCCGCCGCAGACGCTGTCTTCTCGGAATAGCCGGCCGCCACAGCAGCGTCCCGATTGGACGCACCTTCCCTCAGCGCAGCGATGAAAGCGCGCTTGTGGGATGTTAAAGCCATTTAACAAAAATCCTGTGGGGGAAAAAAATCTGTACGTGGGGTCGGGAGCGGTCTAGCTAGATGAGAATCCCTAGCTTTTGCCCCCCCTACCCCTTTAGCGGCACGTCACTGCCGTGCCTCTAACCCGCTGCGTTGGGTCTCGGCGATCCGCTGACGCGTCAGCCACCCAGTCCCGCCGCCTCCTCAGCCTGCTTGACGGAGTCGTGGCAAGGCTTGCAGAGACTCTGCCAGTTGGCCTGGTCCCAGAAGAGAACCATGTCTCCACGGTGAGCAACGATGTGGTCGACAATCCTGGCGGCAGTTGTGCGGCCGTTCCGCTCGCAATAGACGCACAGCGGGTTGTCGCGCAGGTACCGCTCTCGGGCTTGCTGCCACTTATAGCCATAGCCGCGCTGGGAGCTGGTCATGCCGCTTCGCCAACTGCCAGGGCTCACCACCTTGACCCGAGAGCCTGCGCTCTCCTGGATGCGGGAGCCGAGCGTCTTGAGCCTGGCCATCAGCCTTTCGACTCGGTGATCAGACGCACGATGTCATCAGCCCGCTGCTTCACCTCCAGCACCTGACCGTCGAACATGCGAACGATGGCGCAGATGCCGTGCCACTGACTGCTGGTGCAGGCTTCGTCCACACGAGCGATGGCGGCGGGAGCTAGGTAACGCTTGAGGCCGTTGCTGTCGGTCAATGTGATCATTTGCTTACCCCTGAGCCTTGCGAGATAGGAACAGGTCGGAGTAGCTGCGAAGCTTCTCCACACCCATGAAGCCGACCATGCCGCCGGCGAAGGTGGCCATGCCCTGCGGCAAGCCCATCCATTCGAGCAGCGGCACTAGGGCCAGGGTGATGAGGCCGCACAAGGCGCCCTCCAAGAACATCTGCCGGCGGGTGCCACCGCCATACACCACCCGAAGGACGGCAATTGCGACGGACAGGCCAGCGGCATATAGCTGGGGCTGATGGGCCAGCACCCAGGTGAGCACGGCGGCCCACAGGCCAGGATCCTTCTCAGGCATGTTTGGCATCTCAGTTCCTCCCGTTGCGGGGAGCGAAAATTAATAAGTTCTAGCAAATGCTCAGGCTCGGATTTCCACAAAGGGTCGGTACTCATCCAGTTCGCGGAGCTGGAGGTGGGGTTATGTACCGAAGCCGCCATTGCAGAGAAGAGGTAGGGAGCAGCTCAGCGCAGCTGTTTGGACGAAGCGTCAGCAGAAACGAAAAAGCCCGGCGCAGTGGCCGGGCTTTGGGGGCATGCCTGAACAGTTACAGGAATGACAGCATGTGAGTAATTTCGCTCATTCGCTCAGTGACGTCAAGTCCCAAAAAGCTTCACTTCAACTGTTTTTGCCGACCCTTTACAATAGGCCCGAAAAGAGCCATGACGGCAGCCTTATTCTCATCAAAGTAATCCTCAGCGAAAATCTGTAAAAGCACCTTCTTTACGTCTGCTACTGAGGAACTAGGAAGTTGTTGCACCAAGGAGTCACAAACGCTATCCACTATGGCCTTGCAGGTGTCTCTCGCTTTTGGCTCATCAGGTAATGGAGGCGTAGGCACATCCTTAGCTTTTAGCAACAGCCCTCGGGACATATAATTGTCCTTCAGTGCTCCGATGACCTTTTCTCGTTGATCGTGAATGAAATGCGCCAGCCCTACCTCTGGCGTAAATGGCAAAAACGAAATTGAGGCACTTTCGCTTTTGTAAATTCTGACAATATCATCTTTTTGCGCACCATCTAATGACTCCTCGGCATCAGCATCAAGCATGACGTAAGCGCGGGTCACCGCTGGCAACAGTGGTTTCTGCTGCACATAAAAACGAAGTACATTTGTAAAGCCTCCAACGGCAATGGCTTGAACACCCGGCATGAGATCATGACCATTGAAAGCATCTGCCAGATAACGTCTTGCAAATTGATTAACCACAATCTTTGCGGCCTCATCCTCAACATAGACGATGACATCCGCTGCAAATTCTTCTTGGCTAGCCATCGCTCCCAAAACATAGGTTGGGTAGCAACCAACAGAACAACTAATTTCTCCACTTCCCGCTACTTGAAGGTACAATATATTGTGTCTTGATGACTGCTTTATCAGGGTTGCCGAGTGAGTGGAAACAACAACGGTAAGTGACTTTTCCTTTGAAATTCCAACAAGATATTTCAACAACTCACTCTGAGCCGTTGGGTGCAATGCAAGCTCGATCTCATCGATAAGAATCATCGCGCCTTTTTTGCAAGCCGCGAGTTTTCTCAATAACTTTAGAATGCACAGCTCACCTAAACTTAGATTTTTTTCCGAGTAGTACTTTTTCGCTGCTTTGGGCTGCACAGGCAGCTCAAGCAAGAAAGCAGGAGTTACCCCTTGACTAACGTTAATAACTTTTAAATTATCAAATTTTCGCGTACCAAATATTACATTTGCCGCCTGAATTATTTGCGCCGACGCAGGCTTAACCTTTCTGGGTACAACATCTTCCTTTCTGGGCTCAATCCTGTCAGCATCAGCTGCGATAAACAGCACTTCTGGATATTTCAGTGTTTCGAGCAGATGTCCGTGAGATTTTGGAGTAGGGACCCATCGCTCAGTTTTGTACTTATACGAAACAGTACCATCAGCTGTTTCGTATGAAATTGATGCGCCCTCGTTAGAGTCTAACTGATCTGACTTCCTCGACGCTGGGAAATGGACGGGGAAAGCATTTTTGTAACCTATCCGCCGAAGACAGCCCAGCACAGATGACTTTCCTGTTCCGTTCGGGCCGGTCAGGAGCCAAACACCAGGCTTCGGTATTTCAAAAGTCAGCTTAGAGATATGCCTTAGGTTCTCGATGATAATCCTTGCCACGTCCTTCTTCCTTTCGATATAGGGTACATTCATCAAAACCTAGCTATTTTATACCTCGGCAACCTATTCCGCATTGACTTTCAACAGCCCTTCGATCAGAAGAATATTTTCAGTCGCTACCAAGGCATCATTGACTAGGCCATCAAGCTTCTCATTGATTTGCGCTCTCCAACGACGGCGTGTCGGTTCGGGCGTTGCATCCAAGTCCCAGGTGTTCATGTCGTAGAAACTGTCTGGCAGGATGATCAGATCCTCTTCGAGTGCTTCGATGCGCTTCTTCGCCGCCTGTCCCGCTGCAACTGCAGCATTCACCGCGGCCTCCCGACGCCACGACGGCGCACCCAGTGGGATGTCTACCGAAACAGATTGCGGCGCCTTGCGCCGTACACCCTTGAGCTTTGGGATGGCCCATGCGGTCACCGCCTTGTAGATGAATAGTGTCGGCGCCGGGCTCGCAATGAGCGGTCGCACTAGCGTGATCGCATGTACCTTCTTCGCCTTGTTGGTGCTGTACTTGGCCACCAGCGCGTCCCATTGCCTGCTTTTGAGCATGTGGTGCAAGCGGGCCGACAGCCAGTAATCAATCTGAGAACGGTCGATGCCTCCTGATTGGCCTCCCAGTGAGGCCAAGCAGCCCCCTTCCTCCTCAGCGACCTTATACAGCTTCTGCCAAGCCTGGGCGGTCGCCGATCCCTTCTCGCCGGCCGCCAGAGCGGCCACTACTGCACCCGAAACACTACTGTAAACCATGGTCCTTTCCCCTCAATCCCCGGTGTAGTTGGTGCCGCCGGCGCCGCGCCGGTTGCATCCCTGATATGTCTCCTCAGGCCACGATGCCTGCGGGTCCTTTAATTGTTCGATCTGCCGAAGCGCTGACTGAAGCCTCATACTGAGCTGGGTTACTAGTTCATCCAGGGTCAAGGACCCGCCGGTTGATGCCACTACCCAGCCCGAGGCATTGCAGTGTTCGCATGGCAGTTCGTGAAACACGCCTTGAGTGACAGCTCTACCACGGCACAAAGGGCACTGAGCCAACTCGATCACAGCCTTCTTGAAAGCCGGGCCCTGGCTCTTTTTCAGCATTTCGAATCCTCGCTAGTAACAAGTTCGGGATAGGGGCTAGAGGCCTTGTCCGCTGCGGACTGCGCCTGAATCTGTGGGATTTCGGATAAGGCCTCTGTAAGGCCGTGAATGCGCCCAAAGCCAATGCCGTCTAACCAGGCATGCCACTTTTCCAGGGCTGCCCTACGCTGCTGCATCGCCTGGGTGTGGATGTAGGTGCTGGCGATCTTGCCCAGCGAGTGGTTCAGCAGCATCTCGCCGATGTGCCCGTCGATGCCCAGGTCAGTCCAGGTGCTGCGCGACACCTTGCGCAGGTCGTGGCTGGTCCATTCGCGCTGCCCCAGTTCGGTGAACAAAGTGCTGGCCTGCCCCTCGCTCAGGCACCCGCCGCGACGGCTGGGGAACAAATAAACGCCGTCATAGCCTTCGGCCTGCTGGATTGCCCGGTACCGCGTCAGCAGCGCGCAGACCTGGCCGGTCAGCGGCAGGCGATGCTCAGTCCGCGTCTTCGCGTTCGCCGCTGGGATAAACCACTCCCCGGCCGTGACCGATACCTCGCTCCAGCGCGCTTGACGGGTCTCGCCGATACGGGTGCCATGGGCCAGCATCATTATGGCCAGCATGGCCTTGGCGGGAGCCTCATCGAAGGCCTGGGCGAGCTGCTGCATTACGCCAGGCAAGTGCACAGAACGAAGCCGCGATGCCTTGGGTAGGATCTTGGCCTTGGTGAAATCGCTGAACCGCATGCCTGCCATGGGATCGCTGTCGATCAGGCCAAGGCGCTTAGCCTGCTTGAAGGCGGTCAGCAGCAGGGCGAACATCTGGCGCAGGTACGACAGCGATACCTCGGCCTGGGAGGGCCACATCAACTGCTTGTCCAAGGTGTCAGGCGTCACGTGGGCCAGGGCTAAGTCATCCAGGCGCGGCTTCAAGTGCTGGACGATCGCCGAGCGAGCACCAGCCTTGCGCTTGGTCGAAAGTGAGCGGTCGCGAGTCATGCGGTCGCCGTACCACTCCAGCAGTTGGCCTACGGTGGCCATGCCCGACACCACTGGCGCAGTGGCTGGATCACGCAGCAAACGCTGACGCAGCGAGGGCAACTCGGCAATCACCGCCGCAACGCTCAGTTCCGGCCAGCGGGCGACCGGTACCCACTTCTTGCCACGCACCAAGTGCCAGGTGCCGCGCTCACGATTGCTCCAGAAGCGCAGGTACAGGCCCGGGTGACGCGGATCGCGCAGATCGCGCACCGACTTGTCGGCGGCCTGCCTGCGCACCTCGGCCTCGCTCAGCTTCACTTCTCGGGTCGCGCTCATGCAGCCACCGTTGCAGGCAGTAGCAGGTAGGCGCGGATGGCCTCAACGGCGTCGATATTGCCCCGGCACACGATAGCTAGGTACCCCTGACCGGCCAGCGCCTGCATGTAGGCGTTTTGGCTAGGCGAAACCGGCGCATCGAACGGAGGCATGGCCTTGAACTCGATGTAGAGGCCGAAGTAGCCGCCGCGCGCCATCGGCAGCACCAAGTCGGGAACACCGGCTTTCACGCCCTGCTCTTTCAGCTTGGCGGCCACGGCCTTGACCCGGTGCCCACCGTTCGGAACGTGGTAGATCAGTTTGTAGGCTTGCGGGTAGCGCAGCTGCAGCTCCTGCATAAGCGCGGCTTGCTCCTGCCCCTCACGGTCGACGGGCTTGGCGCGGGCCGACTTAGCCTTGAACGATCGAAGGACGGGAGCGCTCATGCGACAAGCACCCCCTCGTTGATCAGCAGCGCCTGGGTGCGCATTACGCCCTCGGCGTGATACTGGCGAGATGTTTGACGATCCACGGCCTTGCTCCGCCCGTCGCAAGCGTCATGGCAAGCACTGCAGCACCAGGCGCCCTGCATGTCGTGCGGCTTTTTGCCAACGCCGCAGGTGCCGGCCAGGCGGTAGTGCGCCAAAACGGTAGTCTCGGGGTTGCCGTTGCACACGCCTGGGATGCGCACCTGGCATTCGCGGCCGCGCGCAGCTTTCGTCAGTTTCGATTGCCTCACGCTAAAACCTCGCACATAGGCCAGATCAGCTGCGCCTCACGCAGCGCACCGGCTTGATCCAGGCTCTGCTCCATCAGCACCATCTGGAAGGCCTTGGAGCCTACGATTACGGTCCATACGCGCTTCATGGGGTCTCCTTCAGGCCTGCGGCCTTGATGAACTGGGCGCAGGCGTGGCGCATGCCAATGGCCGAGTGATAGGCGTCCATGTGGCTATCGTCGATAGCGTCTTCCGGATCTTCGGGAGCCTCTGGCGCTGGCGGCAGCTCCACCACCAAGGCTTCTCGACTTGTCTGCCAGCCCTTCTGGAACGATTCCCAGTCGGCCTGGGCCATCGGGTCGAGGTAGTTGTTCCCCTTAGGCGGCTGGCGGCGGTGATCGCGGGAGTTGGTGCGCTCGAAGGCTTCACGCATTTCGCGCATCTTGTTGGTGTCCATCACGACTCCTCGCCTTGCAGGCTCTGCAGCAGCGTCTTGAGCTGGCGGTATTTCTCCATCGACTTGGCGCTGGATTCGCGCTCCTGCTCCACGGCCAACGCAACATCCTCGACCCGGCCGGCCAGGCGCTTCAGGTTGCTGGCCATGGTTGCGATTTCACCGGCCAGCTCGCTCAGCATTTCCAGCGGGGTGCCCTGGGCTTTCTGGTCGGCAACTACTTCGAGTTTCGGCTGCTGCTTGGCCATGACTGGCTCCTGAGTCTTCTGCTTGGCGTCTACAGGGGTGCGTTGGAAGTGGTCGCGACCCGATTTCTTGATGAGCCCGGAATCAACCAGGCTGACCAAGCAGCCCGAAACGATCCGGTTGTCCGGAGTGCTGCCGGTCAAGTTCCGCATGGCTGTCATGACCTGGACCGAAGTCCACGGCTCGTTCATGGGCACGCACTCGTAAACCTTTCTGGCCACGCCGGTTTGGCCCTGCATGAGGATTTCTTTCTTGGCTGGAGTCACACCCCCTCCCCGGCCGGCTGCCCGGCGCGCTTGATGTTCACCTGAGCGATGGCGGCACGCGTCTGCCGCTTACGCAGATAGGTTTCAACTCGGCGGCGCTGCGCATCCTTGACGCGCTGGCGGTCTTTCTTCGCCTGGGCGGCCTCGATGATGCAGCGGACCTCAGCGAGCTTCTGCCGCACTTCGGGGCTTGCCTTCGCCCGAACCTGCCCAGTGATCAGCCCGGCAATGGCTAATCCGTCCTCGCTGGGCGGTGCAATCTGTAGGTGAGCCAGATGCTTCGCGCCAGACTCTTGGCTGATGAGTTTCGAGCGCACAGCGGATTCGATCGCGGTAACGCGGCGTGCAGAGTCATAACCCAGAGAGACCTCCCACTTTGCAGGAGCCGCCTCAGCCCTTGCGGCGGCCACTAGGCGTTCGTAGGCACTCATGAAGGCCATGCGAGCGCCGACCTTGTCGCCAGCCTCAAGCACTGGGCTTGATGCCGTCATTGCCTGGCGAATCTCCCGGGTCATCACTACGGTTTCGCTTTCATCGCTGGCCGACAGGGCGATGGCCCAAGCCTCGTCCTTGCCTGGGTGGCCATCAGCCGCTTGGGCGTGCTTCAGGATGGCGGCCACGGTTAGCCGACCACCTTCACGGCGACAGTTGCGCAGCGCACCGCTCAGGACGGGCTCGCTGTAATCACGCAGGTCCTCGACCATCAGGAGCGCAGCGCCCTGGGTGAGTTGCTGCCCCATCACCTCCGCGGTGGCGAACAGGGATAGCAGCAGTTGGTCTTGCTGGTCTTCACTCAGCATGGCTTGCAGCCCTCTTCGCTCGCTGCGCTTGCAACGCCTGCTCGGCGGCGCTGAAATTGGCTTGGGTTTGCTCGATCTGGCGGGCAGTGGTGCCAGTCATCTGGCGATTGGTGACCCACTGGGTGTGGTATGCCTCAGCGTTCTGGAGCAGGTCGCCCAGGCTGTGCATGCGGTTGACCAGCTTGCTGTCGTTGATCCGGACAAAGTACGCGGCGACGTGGTGGGCAACATCGACACCCAGCCGATCGACCAACTGACCAATCTGCCCGCCGGCCTTCGCGTTCCACACCGGCCATGCGCCGTGGCGGCTGCGGTAGGCCATGGCGTAGTTAGCCCAGGCCTTGAAGGTCTTGCAGGACTGGTCTTTTGGTCCTGGCATATCCTCGGGAATTTCGCAGCGTGGGACAGTGGCTGGAACCAGCGCCAGCATGGCAGGCTGAGACGGCGCAGCCGGGGCACCCTGCGAACTGTGACTGGTATCCTGATTGGTATCCTGATTACTGGTATCTTGATTTGTCGGAGATTTTTCCGACCCTGGCTCGGATTTATTTCCGACCTTGCTCGGATTTTTTTCCGAGGTAGGTCGGATTTTTTTCCGACCCTCTTTGCCAGCCTTCAAGGTCGGATATTTTTCCGACCCATCCTCTTTTTTGTTCCACTGCGCCGCCTTGTCGGTCAGCCGGAAAAGCGTGACATTCGAAGTGCTCGAAAGCTCGATCAGACCAACGTCCTGCAGCGCCTTCAGCATGCGATAAGCCGTGTCCGGCTTGTCGGTCAGCAGTGGTAGCTCTTCGATGATCTTGGCCTTGCTCAGCACGAAAAAGACACCGTTGTCGGTCGTCGTAGCCTTGGCCCAACTAGGGCAGCCGTAAACGAACGCGAACAGGAGCGCCTGCTGGGAGTTCAGCCCCCATTCCAAGGCCTTGACCTGATTGATGGTCAGGGTGAATTGCATGTCAGGTACGCTCCTGAGTACGCGGCTTGGCGATTTCTTCTTCGGCCAACCGAGCAAGACCTTTGGTAGTTACCAGCACGCTGAAGGCCGCACGGTCGACGCCTGACTCCGGATCTGGCTTGAGCGATGTGACCTTGTGCTTGAGCAGGCCCGCGGTGATGCGGGGCTGAAAGGCGACCCAGCGTGTCGAGCCCGCGCGCCGGTAGATCCACCGGTTCTGCTCCATCCAGGCGAACAGCCTCGATGGCGCCAGCTGCAGCTGCTTCGCCGCATCGGTGATGCAGATTGCCCCACCGGCGCCGGCCAAGCGGTTGATGGCTGCGACCTTCGGAGCCTGCTTTGCCAAAGCGTCCTGAAGACGTTGGTTCTCTTCGGCCTTGTCAGCAGCGAGGCGAAGGGCCTCCGCAAAGTTGGTTGGGATCTGGACCTGGGCAATCACGCGCGCCTCTAGCTCCTGCCAGCGGTCGATGATCTTGGCGCGCAGCTCGACGCTATAGCCCGACACAACCACCAGAGTGTCCCGATAGGTGAGCAGGAACTCGGTGTACCGCTGGCCGTTCTGCTGATGGGTGTAGGGGGTCTCGTTTGATGAAACGACACCCCTTTTCACCAGCTGGCGTACCGTCTTGAGAACATTGTCGTGCGTGCTTCCCGTGAGCTGCGCGATCTCTCGCGAGGACATCACGTGGTCGACAGCGCGTGAAGGAAAACCAACCGCGCCGGGCTGGGTGTTGCGTGTATCGACTGCACTGGGCATAATCGACCTCGAAGTTAGTTGAAGAGACCGCCCGGCCAGGCGGTTTTTTTGTGCCCGAAATTCAGGCGTTATGGGCGTCCGGCGCATCCGTGGTAGCTTTTTGCTTTCACATGGAAAGGCCCAGGAGGCCGGACATATGCAATCCATCAGCCTCAACTACGCAAAGGAGTGGCAACGCCTTACGCGTGCTGCGTTGACTGAAATTCGTCCCGATGACACAAAAGCGGCTACTGAGGAACAGCGCGTGAGCGCCATCCTTAAAGCTCTGCCTGAATTCCTGCTTGCATGTTTTTGCGAACTTGAACGAGGAAAGTCCGCACGATTGTGGGAGCCACTCGAAGGCTTCAAACCGGCTCATCTCCATTTGATGCACAAGCATCACTGGACACTGGAGACGGTGCGCGCGATGACTGCTGCTGATCTTTGTCTGGCACTTCACTCAGAACTTCTTGCGATGCAGATGCCTGATGCAGCGAAGGAAGTGGTTCGGAGTGATGCGGCGCACTATGAGATGGCTGGCTTGAAGTTGGGGCTGTAGAGTCATTGCGCGACCAGCTAGGAAAGGCTTGCTTGAACGTTGCAAGCCTGTCGAGAAGCCGATCTCGTTCGGCCTCATGCCAGGCGGCCTGATCCTCAATGGTTTGGTAGCCGTTGCTTTTCGGCCACAGCATCACCATCGGCGCGTCGGGACCCGCATCCAGTGCCTCGATTCCGGCCAGGATCTGGTAAGCGGCCTCCACAGGCGTGCCCTGGGCCAGAGCCGCAATAGCCTGCACGGCAATCTCTCTGTCGAGACCGGTGAGCCGTGTCAGCGGGGTGTTGGTTTGGTCTTGGCTCATGGCATCTCTCCTGTCGATTGAGCTCGATGGCTTGTTGGCCTTGGGTACTGGATGGATCAGCAGGTGTTTCGGTCATCTACTGGCGAAGCGCCATGCTGTAGATACTTCGATACAGGGACCGCCCGGGAAAACCCGAGCGCCCTGACCTAGGCGGCTGTTGTCTTTGCATTTTTTTTGCGCGGCTTCGTCAGTTCCGCATGCATCTGGTCGATCGCAGATCCTGCTACGTAGCTCGGATTGCTTATCTGTCCGTTACGAATGCGGAAAATCGTCGAAATGTCGCATTTCGCACGCTCGGCAATGGCCTTGTAGGTCAGGCCTGAGCCAAGCAATGCAGTCAGCTTGTTTGGAAGATCGGTAGCGCCCATGGCTGCCTCCTGTGTAGATATGCACATGATCATGCACTGGTGCATATATGTCAACGAACCACCATATTGCTCTATGCACTGCTGGGAGGCAGCATTGCACCTATGCATAAGTCGATAGATAAAATTCTCGCTCACCTGATGGCCGAAAAAGGCATCAATCAGGTAGAGCTATCTGAGCGAACAGGGGTTGGGCAATCGACCATCTCCAGGATTCTCAAGCCTCTGGGCACCAAGGGGATCAAAGAGCCCGCAGACAGGCAGGTCCGCCCCATTGCCGATTATTTTGGAATCAGCACTGATCAGTTAAGGGGCTACGAGCCGCTTGCTGACAGCGACGCTGAGCCTAAGCCCCGTGATTCATTATCGACTTCAGAAATCGTCCGCCAAATGCTGGTGAAGCACGGCAAGGGGTTGTCTGCCGATGCTCGAAAGAAGATCGCGGAAGCCATTGACGAAAAATCTGCGGAGCAATCAGCGACTAAGCTGTTGACTGCCGATTTCCCTCGCCCAGGCCTAGTAGGCGATGAGGTGTGGATTGCTCACTACGACGTGCGCGGAGCAATGGGTGATGGCGAGGTAGCTCACGACTTCCCTGAGATGCTGCAAGACATCCGCGTCAGCCCTACTCATCTACGTGAGATGGGAGTGGAGTTCAAAGAGCACTTCCATCTGAAGCTCATAACGGGTGTGGGTCAGTCGATGGCACCCACCATCAAAAGCCGCGATCCGCTGGTCGTTGACATCAGCATCCGTGAGTTCGTGGGCGACGGGGTCTACTACTTTTCCCACCAGGGTCATCAGTACATCAAGCGCCTACAGAAGAAAGGTCGCGACCATTTCAAAATGATTTCAGATAACACAAATCATCCTCCTGAAGACATTCGGGTTGATGAGACCTACATCCAGGCGAGAGTGCTGCTGGTCTGGAATGCACACCTGGTTTAGCGGCAGGTATCTCTGTCTCAAGGACTGAGCACGAGCCGCTACGTTAGATGTCCACCTATCAAGCAAAAGGAGCTGTGCTAAAGTGACTGACAAACCCCAACGTCCCCCTCAGCCTAGACCTAATCCTATTCCTCCACGCCCAACTCCTACGCAAGACGGCTGGGGTAAAAGAGATGGCGGTGGCGGTCCTAACACTATCTCCGAAAGCAGACCGGTCCCCCCAAGGCCTAAAAGAGACCCTTGACCATGACAGATGTAGACATTGCCACAGAGGTGCATGAACTGGAGTTCTATGTCCAGCGCAATGTCAGGTATCACATGCGTCGTGGAGCATTTTTTCTTCGCTGGGGGCGGTTCACCGCTTTCGTAGGGGTTGTGTTCGGGTCGGCCACTGTCACTTCACTTATCGCCGGCTCCTCAGCTTTTTTAGTAGGTGGGTCTGCATTGTTGGTGACCTTGGCTTCCTCGGTAGATTTGGTAGTCGGGACCGGTCAACGGGCTTGGCTTCACAACGATCTACGAAAGCGGTATCTGGATATCGAGGCGGAGATGCTGGCCGTTCCTCCTGATTCAGCCAAGTTACGCGAAATGAGAAGTAAAATTCGTCGGATTGAAGCTGATGAGCCGCCGACGCTGCCGGCATTAGAGTTGCTCGCCCGTGATGATGTGATCCGATCAATCTATTCACGCGAGGAAGCGGCGAAGCATGTCAGCCGCCTTAGCTGGTTCAAGCGAACTACTGCCCAGTGGTTTGATTGGGATACATCGAACGCTTGAACCTCACAAATACAGACCGATCCTCTGCCGGTCCTTTTCAGCACTAGAAAGGCGCCTCCTCCTCAAGCTTTTCCTCCTCCCAGTCCTTGGGCGCTATCAGGTCATCGCGATCTTCGGGTTTCTGCGCCTCCCACCTAACCGTGACGCTCTCGTCATCGTTGAAAGTCAGATCCAGCTCAGGCGTTTCGACTAGCAGCCCCATCACCTCCTCCCATTCCATATCTCCATCCGTGTCCAGGCGATGGATCGTCACCCAGCGCTGCGACTGCGCAATCGGGTGATTGATCATCGATGAGACTCGAAGGCCGAGACGCTCTACCCCGGTCATTTCTTGGCGTGTTTGCTGTGTGAGTTTTTTGTTCCTGGCCACTTCGCTCTCCCTAATTACTGTATGCATATCCAGCACTCGAGAAGCATAACCAAGCCCTAGGGAAAAGGTAAACCCCTGCCAACGAAACGTCTTCGTAAGAGGTAGGAACAAATTCTATGCACCAGTGCATTGACATATTAATTGCACTGGTGCATATTTTCCTCGTCGCAGCCACTAACGCTGACTGCCGAGGCCAATGAGTCTCACCGCTCTTTACACAACCAGACGTGACCACCTCGACGCACCCAGGCCATCACCTGGGTCGGGACAAGCTAAGTCGTCGACCATGCAGCCTCTGGATAGCTGCCGGACTCCCCCATGGGAGGACGCCAAACCATGCGAGCCACCTGATGCGTAGCCAGTAGCTGCAGCAGGCAGTGGTGGGGAAACCCGGCGCCGAGCATGGAGCGGATCAAAGACCATAGGAGGAACCTGCCAATGAAGTAGCTAGCCCAGCCGGAACACGGACCGGCAACCCGCGACGAGCTGCCCTACCCAGTAGGCCGCCGAGCTGCAGCTGGCAGTCGTGTAGCGAATACCTAACCCCATGACCACCCCGCCAAGGCCGATCAAAGCGAGGTGACCAGGGAAGCTCAAGGCCAGACAGAAGATCGGGTGAAGCCATCGGTGGTGGAACTCGAGCACGGTTTCACTGGCTGGCCTTCTCACGAGGGCCAGACGGGAAATCAACCACACATGGATGGATCACCCAATGACTCAACAAACTCTTCAAGAAATGCTGGTCGAGCGCGTCAGCCTGTACGCCCAGTCTGATCGTGCGCGCGAATTGATCGATCAAGGCGTTGAAAGCATGTTCAAGGATGTGGTGAGAGACACTTTCCGCTCCTACAGCGATTTCGGCAAAGCCGTGCAGGAGGCCGTGAAGGCAGCTCTACCAGCAAACGTCTCCGACATGTTCGAGCTGCAGCGCTACAACGCCCTGGTGGCAAACGCACTTAGGGAGCGCTGGGAGGCAGCTGCGCTGCAGTCCACCGTCCTGGACCACGCTGAGAAAGCCATCGCTGAGGTGATGGACGGTGAAGGCCTGCTGAGCGGTGAAGTTTCGCTCAAAGGGTTGCTGGACGAGTTCGTGAGCGAGCACCGCGAGAAGGCCGCCGAGGAGCATTGGGTTAACCCAGAAATTCGCTTCGAAGAAACAATGAGCGGCCGGTCAGAGTTCCTCTACATAGGCTTCGATCCAGAGCCAGAGGACAGCCGTGCCATGTCTTCCTGGCGAACTGAGACGCGGGGAATTTACAGCTTAAAAAACTCGCTGCACGTTCACATCGTAGGGTCACGCAAGACGGATGAGCCGCACCGCCCCACCGTGCAGGTGGCCGAAGTTCTCAGTGCGAAGCTGGACGACAAACGTATAGCCGTGAACATGCGGATTCGCACCAAGTGGGAACGCATGCTGGCCTCGCTCTACTTCGGCAATGCCGTGCTACTCATCGACTGCGATCCAGACGATTTCAGCTACGGCTTCGACGACTGACGATCATCAACCAAGGAGTAGGACCATGCTGATACTGACCCGCAAAGTGGGCGAAACCATCGTGATCAACGACACCATCCGCGTGACGGTGCTGCAGGTGAAGGGTGGCCAGGTACGCCTGGGTATCGAAGCACCGAAGGACGTGTCAGTGCATAGGCACGAAATTCAGGAGCGCATCGATTCAAAAGCCGATGTTGCTGCCTGAACCGATTTCACTTGCTGGCCTTGGCGACAGGGCCAGACGGGAAATTAACCGCCCTGGAGGGCAAACAGATGCGCAACATCAACCAGTTCCGCAAGCCAGGTGAAACCACAGAGCACTTCCGTTCCCGTCGCGCTCGCGGCGTCTGCGTGAACATTCAGAGCTGGATTCAAGAGCAGCGCGAGCTGTTCGGCCTATCGAAGGGCTACGCCGATCGCCCGAGCATCCGTGCGCAGTGGGACAAATATCGCGCCCAGTACTTCGATCGCCTGGCCCTTGCGAAACCTCTTCCGTAGACAACCAGCGCCACGTCAGCCCTGACGTTAACTGCCCGATGCCCTGCTCCCCATCGCAGGCTGCATCGGGGTGTGATCTGGAAAGGCGACTCCATACCGGGTGCGGCCTGTCACCGCGCTGAGCCCTCGAGGCGGAACTGAATGGGCGACCTTGCAATGACAAGCGCAGATCACACCCCGATGCAGAGATATCGTAAAGCGCATCACCGCGAGCCTTACAAATCGTAAAGCGCACCCAGCCGAACATTAGCAGCCCCCTTCCCTTCACATCCAACCGCATTGGCAGGCGCCAGGCTGGCTTTTCACGCCCAGTTTGGTCACTGCGCCTGGCGTCTGACCAATGCGGTTGCTGAGGACAATCATGGACACGATCACCTGCGGCTCATGGATTGGCCAGCTCGGCAAAGCGCTGGCGCCCCGCGAGCTGGAAGCACTGCTCTGGGTTGCTCAGGGCCTGACCACGAAAGAGATCGCGCGGCAGATGGCGGTCACGCCAGGAACCGTGGCCAACCGTATCGAGGCTGCGCTGTTCAAGCTGGAGGCCGGTCGCCGCATTGAGGCGGTCACCAAGGCCATGCGCCAGCAGATCATCAGCCCGCTCTGCATCGTGCTGGCCAGCCTCATCGCCATGCACTCGACCTTCAACGACAACGATCCGATGCGCCGCGACCGCCGTGCACCGGAGCGCCGCACCGCTCAAGTTCGAATCCTTCGCCGGGCTGAAAGCCTGGAACTTCACGCCTGAAACAAGGAGCCCCACCATGAACGCATCCATCCGCAACAGCCGTAAGCAGTACGAGCAGGTCCAGCAGGAAGCATTGGCCGCATCCGCACGCTTCCGTAGCAACTCCCGCTTCTACGTCCAACCTGCAAGCGGTAACAGCTGGGCAGTGGTCGGCGCCACCGACAACCGCTTGTATGGCCAGCGCCGACGCTACTTCGACGCGGTGACCTACGCCGAGAGCCTCGAGCGCGCAGTCAACGCCAAGTCGGTACCGGTCGTTGCTGTCACCCCGCCTGATGACGTGCGCACCCGCTGGGCTGCGCTGTGGGCATTGGTGTTGATCATCATGGGTGGAGCGTTCTCGTCATGAGCCGCGGAGTAAACAAAGTCATCCTGGTCGGCACGCTCGGCCAAGACCCCGACGTCCGCTATCTGCCCAACGGCAACGCCGTGACCAACCTCAGCATGGCCACCAGCGAGCAGTGGACGGACAAGCAATCAGGCCAGAGGGTCGAGCGCACCGAATGGCACCGAGTCGTGCTGTTCGGGAAGGTGGTGGAGATCGCCGGAGAGTACGCCCGTAAGGGCTCCCAGCTTTACATCGAGGGCAAGCTGCAAACCCGCGAGTGGGAAAAGGACGGCATCAAACGCTACACGACCGAGGTGCACGTCGACATGCGCGGCACCATGCAGCTGCTCGGTGGGAGACCGCAGGGCCAGCAGCCTGGTCAGGCACCCGATCGGCAGCCGCCACAGCAGCGCCCGGCGCGTCAGCAGAGCCAGCAGGCAGCGCCGCCGGACAACGACAGCTTCGACGACGATATACCGTTCGCGCCTCTCCACTACCTGGCCGGTGCATAGCATGAAACGCCGGCATGTGGTCCACCCCACCGCGTACTACCTCGGGCGGGCTGTTGCCGAGACAACAGCCAGTCACGCGATACCCAGCCATACGGCTGGCTGACGGTGAACTGCGGCTGGTGGCTTGCCGGCTGGCATGACCGAGACATGGAGCTTTCCGCCTGACCGGGTAGAAAGCCTGAGCTTACTAACTTACCGCTCTACCAGAGAGCGAATGGAATTAAACCACCCGTAGTCAAAGTTATCGGGGTCGCGGGTAAACCTGAGGAAGTAATACATCTCTGAGATAAAGTTACTAGCCGTAAGTACACATCCGGCAATCACATAACCCTTAACAGAAAATTCGAAAGCCCATAGCAACAGTGCTATTAAAAACATTGATACAGCGTGGTTGATTGCTAGACGCAGGTACCACTCTCGCGGACCACCCCATTTGTCAATATGGCCAGGATGACTCCTAAGCAAATTAAAATAAGCAGAGGCAGAGAACAGCATAGCCACTAGAAATGGTGGGGCTGTAATGGCAGAAGCGAGGACAAAAAGCTTCCAGAACTCGAGCATGATGAATAACTGCGGCTTAAGTAAAAAAAGAATTAGAAATCCGGGAGCAAGAAAGGCAAAAAAGAAAGATGCGGCATTGGCCGAAAAAGACACATTTACATCCTTAAGATCAATCATGACGCCCTCTCGACCAAAATTTTGATTTTACCAGCGTACACACCATGCCGCATCCGGCCACGGAGGGCGGCGCATCAGGCGATACGCATGCGATCAGGATCAGCCCTCATATACCTTACCCAGGGATCGGGATCGCCACGATCAGCAAAGTAGACTATGACCTGCGGAATTAGCCAGCGCGCCGCGTCGAGAAGCAATGACGACGAACCGCTTGGGGCACCTTCCTCGTAGATGTATCGAAGCGAAATGAACGTGTTCTGCTTTTGAGTAAATAGATCTTCCAGCTGGCTTAGACTGAACACACTGGCGACATCGGTAGGCACGAGGTGGTAGAGGTCCAGTAGGTTATGTCCACCTCTCACGGACCTCAGCCGAGCTTTGTACTGCTGTAAGACTGTGCCTGCGCTGTCATTTTCTACCGGAGTTGCCAGCAAGCTTTTCAGAGCCAATTCTATCGATAAAGCCGCATTCACCTCACTCTCAAAGGTTAATCCTGCTTTTTCCAGCAATGCTGCAGCTCTTGCATATCGATGAGCTGACTCCAACACCCTTCCGGCCATTGCGTACCTCACTTCCAAGAAATCAACGCACACGAAATTTAATCTATCACGCCTCCCTAGCGAGGGCGGCGCCTGCACGCAATGATCACACAACATGACCCAGCAGCACCGCAGGCCCACTCTCGAGCCGAGCAGCTAACTGACGTGAACGAGGCCACTTACACCGAACTGTGGGCAACGGCCCATCCCATTCACCTAGTGGCATCCGGCTGGATCGCCATCCCTACCGACAAAACGCTCGACGAAGCAGAGGCCGCCAAGATCTTTGCCGCTGTCGGCGCCTGGAATCAGCAGAAAGCAGCATGAAACGCATCAACGCACGCGTCCGGCACGGCCGGCGCCAGCAGCACATCAATCTGCCGCCCAGCGGCTTGGGAGGTATCCACCATGGCCGAGGAGAAGACAGCGGCTGCCAGGCACTCTGCGAACTACCGAGACCGGCAAAAGAAGCAGGCTGCGAAACTGGGCATCGAGAAGGTGTTCTTCAACATGCCGGAAGGGATCAAGGTTGCCATGGCTGCCGAGATCGAGCGGCACGGCTACGACCAAGTTCAAGAGCTTTGGCAGGACCTTGCCTTGTCGTGGATTGCGCAGGAGCATGAAGAGCGGGCGCGTCGCCTTGAACGACCTGACGCGCCAGCTTTTTATATCTCGCCCAAACTAGCGCGACAGTTCAAGGAGGCCAGTATGGCTGAGCTGAAGCGCGATCCGGGCGACGAGATCGTCAGTCCTTCAGCGTGACATGCCCCTTGCCAGCAGTTGCGATGGCGAGGAGTTCATGCTGCTGCTTCGTTGCCAGTCCGTTGAGAACCAGGTGCCCGCCACCCATCTTTGCCGCCTGGGCCAGCGCAACGATCTCATGCTGCATCTTTGTCTTCACTTCCAGTTCCAGCCCTGCACCAGCCGAGAGTATTGCGACCAGTTCGTGCTGCTGTTTTGTCTTGAACGCCACTTCCAACTCCTTTTGACCCGGCCCTATGCCGGTCACCCGTATACCCCATCCCAAACCAAATTGCCACCATGCCAAGTATCAGAGAATCGGCAACAGCTTTCCCTGGTAGCGGCGGACGGACAAAGCGTTACCGACTGCACCCGCCTGGTAGCCAGCAGGCAGCATGCGAATACGGCCCTTTTCGTTGAATGCGCCAGATTCAATCAATGAGCGCAGACCAGCCTCATCTACACCGATGTAGTTGAGGTTGTTGTCTGTCTCAAGGGTGTAGCTGTATTGGCCGGCCTTATTACCGCGGGTAAGCTTGTACGGATGACAGACCTGGCCGGCCTGATTTACGCCGATCACGTCCTCTAGCAATCCAGCCATCTCTATCTTCCTCAAAAGGTGGAGAGCTCTAATTACCCTATAAGTTTCTAATTTGCCACCATACCGCATCCGGTCACGGGGGACGAGTACGAAGCGAAAAAACCAGTGGCTGCCAATAACCGTCTAAGCGTTGCCAAGCTATTGAAAAACTATCGGCAAGGTAAAGAGCAATTCAGACTTTGTAGACACTCTCCCGCGTAAGACCTGTCTCTCATGCAGTATGTTCTACAGGCCGTATCGTGCCCGAATGGCCTGCACTGATTGTAGTTAGTGCATTGAGGCTCGCCCTGACAGCCTAACGGAGACGGGCCTGGATCACTGGTGACTGGCGAATCATTGGTGGTGCAAGCCGATAAAGCGAGGGTAAGAAAAACCGCTGCCATATTTATGTTTTTCATACTAAACACCTTATGAATTGCCCCATGAAGCCTAACAGCAGTATAGACCTCCACTGAGAAAGTAGCAGCTTGCGCGGTCCTCGCGTTAGGCCTAATTCGCGCAGTGGTCTGCTAGTTCGGCCCCCTCGAGCGCCTCAGCGCTTATCGTGGAACTCAGGCGGCCAGGCGCTCATGAACCAAATGATCCCTGGGATCATCACGTAGAGCCATAGCTGGCTCGGATAAACGCAGATGCCGACAGCCCAGACCGCGAGCAAGGTACCTCCCGCTCGCCGCCTCCGCTTTGGCGTGAACCAATTCTGAAAAGCTGTATGCCTCTCCCGCAAGCCCATTACCACTCTCCTTGTTCAGTAAGCGGCGGAGCATATCACCCCCTATTCAACGATAACGCCTGCCCGGCGAGGGCGGCGCCTGCACGCAAGGACCAACAATATGACCGAACAACAGCACGACGAAAGCAAGCTCGAGCGGGTCATCCGCAAGATCAAGCGCTGCCTGGCCCTGTCCAAAAGCTCGAACGAAAACGAGGCCGCCACGGCCATGCGCCAGGCACAAGCGCTGATGCGCGAGTACCGCCTCACCGAGCTGGATGTCCGTCTGAGCGACATAGATGAAGTCCAGTCGGAAAAGTCCAGGGCGAACCGTCGGCCAACCTGGGATCGTCACCTCAGCGGGATTGTGGCCAGAGTGTTTGGTTGCCGACCTCTCTCGTATCGCCACTGGTGCGGCACCTCCGGGCGCATGGTGGAGCGGGCCTTGTTTGTTGGTGTCACACCAGCACCCCAGATCGCTATGTACGCCTACGAAACCCTGCTTGCCAAGCTGACGCAAGCCCGGCGCGACTATGTGGCACGGGTCAGATGCGGCAAGAGCCGCAGCGCCTACTCGCCAGAGACTGCCGGCGACCACTTCGCAATCGCGTGGGTTTCAGTGGTGCACGGAAAGCTCCACGAGCTGGTGCCGCAGGGTGAAGAAGATCCAGCTATCGAGCAGCACTCCAGTGGCCGCGACCTAGTGCAGGTCGAAAGCCAGGAAAAAGCGCTGATCGAGGAGTACCTCGCCGGGAAGGAGATCGGAAAGCCACGCAAGGCTCGCGAGATTGAACTCGATATGGCCGCCCAGATTGCAGGGATGCTGGCCGGCCAGAAAGTCAAATTGAATCCCGGCCTGGCTACGGGCGGAGAGTCACAGCTACAGCTGACAGGCGCGTGAGGCTTCAATATGACCACAGCAATCGACCTTTTCGCCGGCCTCGGCGGATGGAGCACCGGCGCGCGCGCAGCAGGCGTCCAAGTTCTCTGGGCGGCAAACCACTGGCCTGAGGCAGTAAAGTGGCACGCGGCCAATCATCAGGACACCGACCACGTGTGCCAGGACTTGCACCAGGCCAACTGGGCGGCAGTACCTCGCTCTGATATCGGCATTGCCTCCCCATGCTGCCAGGGCCATGCAAAGGCCAGGGGCAAGAAGAACGGAAACCCTGAGCATGATGCTTCAAGATCCACGGCCTGGGCCGTGCCGTCTGCTGCTGAGGTGCTGGACCAAGATGCTTGGGTGGTCGAGAACGTGCCCGAGTTCGTGAACTGGGTGCTCTACCCCAGCTGGGTGGATGCGATGCGGCGCCTGGGCTACCAGGTCGCGCCACACATTGTTGATTGCGCCGACCTGGGGGTGCCGCAGCATCGAGTCCGCCTGTTCCTGATCTGCACCAAGAGCAAGGCGCCGATTCAGCTGCAACTGCAACAGTGCGAGCATGTGCCGGCCAACAGCTTCCTCGACTTCGACGCCGGGCGATGGTCACAGATCGAAAAGCCAGGCAGAGCCCCGGCCACTCTCGAACGGGTGCGCAACGGCCGCCAGCGCTTCGGCGACCGGTTCATCATGCCCTACTACGGCAAGGGCTCCGGGACCACTGGCCGAGACATCAACCGACCTATCGGCACCATTACCACCCTGGACCGCTGGGCACTGGTCGACGGTGACCGCATGCGGGTGCTCAGTGCCAATGAGGCCCTGGCCGCAATGTCGTTCCCAGCCGACACCCTTCGCCCAGACAACCATCGGTTAACAATGCACATGGCCGGCAACGCGGTACCGCCGCTGGCAGGACAACGTGTAATTGAAGCACTCATGGCAGCGGCCTGAAATGGTCAAAAAGCCGAATGATCTCGGTCGTGAGACTGGCTGCGAGGTAGATGATTTTAAGAATCTGGAGGAGGGTCATAGTGCTCACCTTGAGGATAGATGAACCTATGATAGGCCCTTTGATTCTTCACTAATTTTCAAGAACTTACAAGCATCTGATCGCCTGTATATCCAAAGTCCTCTATTGGTCCTCCGGAGCGGTTCGACCGCACACTTTCCGCTGTAACCCCTCTCCACTCTATTCACTGCCGCGATATGGCGGCCAAGGAATCCCCGTGCTCGACGCAAACATTCACGAAGCCCTCAACACACTCACCGCCAGCCAGCTGGCCAAGCTGCTTGTCATGCGGAAAGGGCTCGAATTCGCCTACGACTACACGTTCACCGACGATGATGGGCAGGAAACCTACATCGACGAGGCTTTCCTGGCTGCAGCGCCGGGCGAGTTGATCGACAACCTGTTCGACGAAAACGAGCACGACGACGCGATCAACGAGGTCCGCTACGAGGCCGAAGACGTCAGCGGGATCCGCGAGTGGTGTCACTACAGCTGGGGGATGAACTACGAGATCGACGTAAAGGCATTCATCCTGCCTGACGGTCGCGCCCTCGCCTTCTGCGAGATGAGCGGCGGCGGCAAGCACGGTGATCCGAACGCCTACCCATGGGTGAACGAGGCTAAGTTCATCAAGGTCGCCGGAGTCGAGGAGCGCGTCATCAAGACCTACAAGTTCGAGGAGATCCCAGACGCACCTGAGGTGCAGCCATGACCCGCCTCTCCCTCTGCCTCCTGCTGCTGGCCACCGGTGCCAGCGCAGCACCCAAGCCACACGAGAACGTCATCGACGTGCAGCACGACAGCAAGCGCGGCGTGACCTGCTACCTGCTCAATGGGGTCGGCATCAGCTGCATCCCCGACAGCCAGCTGCAGGCAGGTAACGAGCGCCAGCTCTCCCCGCACGAAACCCAACCCGAACCTACACCCGCTCTGGCGCCTGGGCGCTGGATTGATGAGAGGTATGAGCTGTGAACATTACAGAAGCCAAGAGAGCTGAGTTCGAAACAGCATTCGTCAAGCAAACAGCCAGCATGAGGGACTCTCGAAGCACCGAGTACGCAATCGTTCTCCTCGAGGGTATGAAAGCTAACCGCACAACGGAGTCCTACCAAAACCCGGTAGCCGCAGCCGCCTGGTGGGCATGGAACGCTTCCCGCGAAGCCGTGGTTCTGGTCATCCCAAGCTTTGATGATTACCCGACGAGCATGGAGCGCGACATGCGCGAGTCGCTTCGCTCTGCCATTGAGGCCCAAGGCCTGAAGGTGGCGCCATGACCGACCTGATCGAAGTGAAGACGGCAGAACTGAGCGGCGAAGCTCTGGCCTGGGCTGTTGCGAAAGCGGACGGCCTCGAGCCGCGCCTGGAGCCACCGCACTACGGCAACGGCTGGCGTGTGTTCTGCGATACCACGTTCGGGAACAGCAAGCGTTACAACCCGCAGGAAGACTGGGCGCTGGGCGGTCCGCTGAAGATCAAGCATCGCATCGGAGACGGTCCGATAAACGGTGGCTGGGTTGCGCACCCCAGCAGGCCAAACGAACCCACAGACTGGCTTGAGGGGGCAGAGCCCTTGACTGCGATCTGCTGCGCCGTCGTCGTAAAGATCGCTGGATGGGTAGTCCAGGTGCCGAAGGAGCTGATGCCGTGAGCACCGCAGCCAAGGTGCTCGATCCTTGCAGCGCCAGCCGCATGATGTGGTTCGACAAGGAAGACCAGCGCGCCCTCTTCGGTGACATCCGCGACGAACAGCACATGCTCTGCGATGGCCGCGTGCTGAAGGTTGAGCCCGATGTGCTGATGGACTTCCGTTGCCTGCCCTTCGAGGCCTCAACCTTCCGCCTGGTCGTGTTCGACCCACCGCACCTGACCCGAGCCGGCGTAGATAGCTGGATGCGGGCAAAGTACGGCGTACTCACCAGCGACTGGCGAGAGGACATTCGCCAGGGTTTCGCCGAGTGCTTCCGCGTGCTTGAGCCCGAGGGGATCCTGATCTTCAAGTGGAACGAAACCCAGGTCCTGGTCAGCGAGCTGCTGACCCTCACCGATGAGAAACCCCTGTTTGGACACAAGTCCGGTAAACGCGAAAAGACGCACTGGATCACCTTCATGAAGCGCCCCGTAGCCTAACCCCTCCCCCTACTACTCAAGCCCGCCGACATGCGCGGGCTAGGAGAGCTATTGCCATGAAGAAAGAAGATTTGGCGAACCTGCCCGAGAAGATCCGAATTGCCACTGAGGCCGGCACAGCCGCTGCCAATGAATGCAGGGACGACAGCGGCAGCGCCAACCTGGACCGGGTTGTGATCCCGCTGCGCGGCATGCGCGCCAGCCTGATCAAAGACTTGCCAGGTGATGTTTACCCGGCCAGCACCTATCACCCTCGCGGGCTGCTTTTATCAGCGCCATTCGCTGGCATCGGCAATAGACGCTATGCCGGCGTGCAGGCTATGTACCGGTCGCTCAAGGCGCAAGGCGTGGACTGCTACGTGTACTACCAACTCGACTGACCACCAACCTGCCGCCACCAGCGGCGTGGAGACCACCCCATGGAACATGCAAGCGAGTTTCTCGACGAGGACGAGGTGGTGCGGGTGACCGGCTACCAGCTCCCGAGCAAACAGATCGCGTGGCTGGCCAACAATGGCTGGCAGTACACGCTCACCCGGGCCAGGCGGCCCATTGTTGGCAGGGTATACGCCCGGCTCAAGATGGCAGGCGTCAAGCCAACGGCTACGAATGCCACGGCTGAAACATGGACATTGGATTTATCGCGCGTGGGGTAGAAAGTGCGCCATAGAAAAAAGGAAAACCGTGATCTGCCGGAGCGCATGCTTCGGCGGGCCCGGAAAAGGAAAGGCGGGAAAATTTGGGTTGCGTACTACTACTGCGGTAGAGACGCAGACGGAAAGAGGATAGAAATCCCATTGGGGCAGGACTTGGCGGAGGCGAAGCTTGAGTGGGCGCGCCTGGAGCAGAAGGCAAAGCCGAAGGTTATGGCGACGATGGGCGAGCTATTCGAACGGTATGAGCGGGACATTATCCCGACGAAAGCGCCGCGAACCCAGAAAGACAACAAGTACGAGCTGGAACGCCTGCGCAAGGCGTTCTCTGAAGCTCCAATCGATGCGATCAGTCCGCCAGTCATCGCCCAGTACCGGGACGCCCGCACCGCGAAGACTCGAGCAAACCGGGAGATCGCACTGCTCTCCCACGTTTTCACCATGGCCATGGAGTGGGGCTTCGTCGAGCGCAACCCCTGCCTGGCGGTTCGCCGCAACAAAGAGAAGGTCCGCGACTTCTACGCGGCCGACGAAATCTGGGATGCGGTGTACGCCGAAGGCGACCAGGGTCTCAAGGACGCCATGGACTTAGCCTACCTGGCTGGTCAACGCCCAGCCGACACCCTGAAATTCAGCACTGTAGACCTCGACGAGGACTACTTGTGGGTCGACCAGAACAAGACAGACAAGAGGTTGCGAATTCGACGGCACATCAATGGCGTGCCGACCGGCCTAGGCCTGTTCATCGAAGCGCTTCTTGAGCGGCGCAAGCTCCAGGGCGTGCGCAATTCACGCCTGATTACCAATGACGGCGGCCTGCGGATGAGCTGGGAAATGCTAAGGAATCGCTTCAGTGAGGCGCGGGACAAGGCGGCTCGCAAGCTGATCGCCGACGGCAACAGTGACCTGGCCGCCAAAGTTCGGCAATTTCAGTTCCGCGATATACGCCCGAAGGCTGCTTCGGAGATCGAGGATATCAGCCACGCCAGCCGATTGCTTGGGCACTCTAAGGAAGAAATCACCAAGCGAGTTTACCGCCGCGTTGGTGAGGTCGTTAGCCCCACGAAATAGGCAAGGTTGCGGAACACATGCCATAAGTTGCGGAACACTTCGTATTTTCTTGGCACAAAGAAAAACCCCGCAGACGTCAATCTGCGGGGCTTTCGAATATGGAGGCCGAGGTCGGAATCGAACCGGCGTAGACGGATTTGCAATCCGGAGCATAACCACTTTGCTACTCGGCCTCAAAGTTCGGAGTTAGCCGCTTACGCTTCGCTATCTCCTTGAAACGCTGACCCTTTTTCAAAGTTCGCTGCGTTTCGATGGGCGCCATTATGTCTGCATTCGTTTCACCTTGCAACCCCCTGATCGAAAAAAAATTTCAACAGGTTCAAGGTGTTAGCGCAGGCGGTTGAGTTTGCTCCACAACCCTACCACCGCGTTCTCGACCGTGCCGCTGGCAGCCATGCCGATGCGCTCCTGCAGGCTCTTGCGCTCTGCGTAGTGCAGGTGGAACACGTTGGCGGTGCGGGCGCGGTCGCTGATGTACTCGTCGCTGGTTTGCAGGGCATCCACCAGTTGGCGGTTGAGTGCCGAGACGCCTAGCCAGACTTCGCCAGTGGCTACCTCATCGATGTGCAGTTGCGGACGATAACGGGCGACAAAGTCCTTGAACAACTGATGGGTGACGTCGAGGTCTTCCTGGAATTTTTCCCGGCCCTTTTCGGTATTTTCACCCAGCACGGTAAGGGTGCGTTTGTACTCACCGGCGGTCAGCACCTCGACATCGATGTCGTGCTTCTTCAGCAGGCGGTTCACGTTGGGCAACTGGGCAACCACGCCGATCGAACCGAGCACGGCAAAGGGTGCGCTGATGATCTTCTCGCCGATGCAGGCCATCATGTAACCACCGCTGGCCGCTACCTTGTCGATGCACACCGTCAACGGTATGCCCGCCTGCCGAATGCGTGCCAACTGCGAAGCTGCCAGGCCATAGCTGTGCACCAGCCCGCCGCCGCTTTCCAGCCGCAGTACCACCTCGTCCTGCGGGGTGGCGAGGGTAAGCAGCGCGGTAATTTCGTTACGCAGGCTTTCGGTGGCAGAGGCTTTGATATCGCCGTCGAAATCCAGCACGTAAACCCGGCCTTTATCGTCAGCCTTGCCCTTCTTGACCTTCTTTTCCGCTTTGCCTTGCTGTTTACGCAAAGCCTTGAGCTCGGCTTTGTCGAACAGGCCTGACTCCAGGCGTTCGCGCAAATCCTTGTAGAAATCGTTCAGCTTTGTAACCTGCAAATGCCCACCCGATTTGCGCCGGCCCTTGCCGCGCAGGCCGGCGACAGCCGAAAGCACCACCAGAATGGCGATGACCAGGGTGGCGGTTTTGGCGAGAAAGCTTGCGTATTCGGCAAGAAACTCCACAGTAGTCCTCAATGCCCGGAATTAAAGGGCTACGCTACCATGGCTTGTGACACTTTGGTACGGTCTTGTGACATTCCGAAGCACTTGAGGCAGGCTCAGCGGCGCACCTTTCGGGCTTTCTTCTGGGTCCTTATCACCTGCCCGTGAGGGGTCCCTATCGCGCCTACGGGCACCCATGCGAGGGCCTACGGGGGAACCTGCGCGGGAATGATTGAATAGGTGACCTTTCAGATTTTTCTGTCGGATTCTCAAGGGGGCCTATGCGACCACAACCAGAACCCCAGTTGAACGGCCAGACAGACCCAGTAGAGGGCCTGTAGGTGGTCCATGGGGTTCTCCTTGAAGGGTTAGAGTGACTTGTGAAAGCGAACGTCTGTGAGTTCGTGTTGCAGGGCTACCTCAAGGAGGCGCTCATAGGTATGCGGCCACCTCCCTTGAGATTGGTCATTAGAAGCGCCTGATTGAAGCAAGGCATAGCATAGCGCCGCATGTGGTGTCAGAGACTCGACAGGCACCTTAGTGACTACCCGTTTGCCCTTGTAGGTGTAGCACAGTGTGACACTCATCGCGGGACCTTTTTGTGGGCAACTTAGCTATTGAGCATAGCCCGTCACGCTTCGTTTGAGGAAGTATCAATCAACGACCTCAGCGGGCCTTGAGACGCCTTGCAGCGGCCTTGATGTCCCTCATTGCGATTCGATAGTTGTCCTTCTCTCGTTCGAGCAGGTGAACCACAGCAGCCTGTATCGACACACGTTCAAACCCTGAGCCTTCCAGTTCAAGCCAGCGCTTGACGATCATGTTGGACAGCTTGAAGGAATACCGGGAGAGCAGCGTAAAGGTCAGCTCTTTGTCGAGAATGGTCAGCGGTAATAACTTGCTTTGACTGGACTGGTAGCTGGCCTCGACCCATTGAGGTGCCCCCAGATTTGGGGTCTCCCTTTCCAGCTCGTTGAGCATCTTTCGGATGTCTCTGAGTACATGGTCATGGCGCTTACCGGTGATCTCAGCGATCTCCAAGGACGACATACCGGGTAAGCCGTTGAGAGTCGTTGAGGATACCGCTCCGGCCTTGGAGATGTTCTCGAAGATGGTCGCTGTATTGGTGGTCATGGTCATAGTCTGTTTTCCTCTTGTTTGCTCCCTCAAGTTCGCTCCCACCGGCAGCCGAAAGACCCGACCAAGGTTTCTGCCGGTGGCATGAAGGAACAAACAGAAAGACTTTCGGTTAGATAGATGCCCAGCGACGGGCGATGATGCGGATAGGTGAAGCTGTGCCCCTGCCGGTCCCTCTTTAGGTCCGGCCTTACGGGGCTATCAGGGTTTCCCTTAGATCAGCTCAGGGTTTCCCTTAGATCAGCTCAGGGCAATGCGAGTGACCAGCGGGAACGGCACTTGAACGGTCTGAAGACGATCCTCGGTCAGAGCTACCTTGACCATGCCATTGGCGATGATGTCCACCACAGCCACGATCTCAAGGTCCCAGCCTTGGGCGTTTGGGTTGCGAGTCGCTTCAATCTTCCAGATGCTACCGTCTTGGCGCTCACGGTAGCTCAGCGAGGTGAAAAGCTTGGGCAACATGAAGACGCCGTGGTCAGTGCCTGTATACGGCTGTACGCCTGCGCCAATGAGGTCCTCGATAGAGTCCTGACCAGCACGTTGAGCAGCACGCTCAAGAACAGCCACCAGTGACACGGGCAGCAGGATCACGAAGTCGCTCAGCGAGGTCCCTACAGTCTGGTTAACGTGGGTCGTGAGGATGTCGATGAGGTCCTCAGCGATCTCAGCAGGCTTACCCGTTGGTTTGGCCTCAGAGACGCTCTCAGTGCTTGGGGCAGTCGCCAAGATGGCAGCGACCTTACCGGCTGCGCTGTGCTCAATGTCACGAAGCATCTTGTCAGCGGTTTGCTCCATAGACTGGACGGTGAAGCCTGCCATCAGGTTGTGGTCAAAGATCGTAGCTCGGTGGCTGATGACCAATGCCTTGTCGGTCGCCTCGGTGAAGATCACAGAACCGGCCAGGACCTCGCCCTTCTCGACGGTCTGGTTATCCCAGTTCTTACGAGGGTCGAAGGTGACAGAGCGGTCGGCCATGGTGATGATTTGTTGCCCAGTGGCCTCAGAGCCAGCCGGACGGAACTCGCAAGGGGTTGCCTCCATGGCAGCCTCTCGCCACTCATCGCCGTTCAAATAGTCCTCAGCGGCTTCCACAAGGGCTTCCACATAGACGGACACATCGGTGGCCGCTTGGGTCTCTGGACGGACATCGGCAGTGTTGAATCGAATCGACCCTGTGTGCTCATCGACAATGGCAGTGGAGTAGGTCGAGGGTTTGGTGTACTGGAATGGCTTAGTCATGGTTGTTGTCTCCTGAATAGATGAATGAAGTGGTTGTGTGTCGAGGGAAGTGCTGTTACCAGCCACCGCTATTGCTACGACGAGCAGCCAGAATTTTCTGACCATGCTCACGAATGGCAGCGTTTCGGGCTTCCCGATCAGCCTTCGCTTGGGCGATCTCTCGGGGCGTATGCTCACGGCACCGCTCAGCATGGGCATTGGCCTCAGCCTGTTTACGGGCCTTCTCTTGGGCGTCCTCGTACTGATGCTGGCGGTACTCTCGGGCAACTACAGGAATCGCTTGGAGCGACAGACCGGCCTCATCGAACGCCTTAACGATCTCGAATTGCTGGCCCTTAACGGTCCCGCATTGGGCGACCAGCATGGGCAGCATGATGTTCTCGACGTACTCACGGTTCAGGGTCTGGCCCGACACGGTGACTTCGTTCTTCAGGACTTTCGTGATAGTGATTTTCATGGTTTGGGTTCTCCTGTGAGGTGACCCATTCGCTCAGCCTTGGTGCCATAGACGCGCACGACAAGACGGCAAGGAGTGAGCCGCGTGGGCACCTTCCAAGGCTGACGAATGAGTTCTTGATTTGAGTGGTGTTGATGACGGATCAGGACATGGCGGGCCTGAAGGGCATCGGTATTGCGAAGGGTTCAACCGTGGCAACGGCTGTGCAGCAATGGCAGAGAGAAATTATTTTGTTGTTGGTCTTCCTGTCTTACCCATAG